TTGCAAAAAATTGCTGATAGAGATTCTCAGTTAAGAGAACAGTCGTCTACGGCATTAGATATGGTTGCTGATCCTAGTAAAGCTCTAGACTTTATTGGTCAAAGTCAATCGTTAAGCAGGGTGTTGAGTGGTCAGGGTGGTTTCCAAGATGTTGGGGCTGGTAAGGCTGCTCTAGGTCAGCTAGAAGGAATGATTCCTCCAGAAATGTTTGCTAAATTACAAGAAAAATTCTTTAAGGGTGCAGGTCAAGGTACTGGGTTGGGAGGTGCTTTGCAACCATTTGCTGCTGGTGCTGCTAGTGATATTGATGGCAAAAAAGATGATCCTATCATGGCTCGTGAGATTGCAGCGTTTGAAGAAGCTAACAAGGTAAGAAAAGAAGCAACAGATAAACTAATTGCACTTGAGTTACAAGCTGGTGAAGCTATTCAGGGTAGTCTTACTACTTTAAATGACCAAATCACTAATCAGCTTGCTCCCATAATAGATCAAATCAATACCGAACTTACTACTTTCAAAAATAATGTTGCTGCTGCTAATGGCGGCGGTGCTGGTGGAGCCGGTGGTGCTGCCGGTGCTCCGCCTCCTCCTCCTGGTGGTGTAGCTAATGCTGCTCCTGCTAACAACCCTTTGGCGGGTATGCAGATTCCAAAAGTAGACCCAAACAGCCAGATTGGAAGAGATGCCGACCGGATGATGGAATATGCTCCACAAGCTATGGGTGATGCAGCATCAACAGTGAAAATAGAAGCACCATCAGAGCCAATGCAAGTAGCAATAAGTCTAGACGCAGGATCACAAGCAGCTTTAGGTGCAGCTGGAACAGAAGAGATCAAGAAAGCCATGGCTAGAATAGGTGACTTAATATACGAAAAAACAAATAGCAGTATAGATATTAGAGGGGGATTGGCTTAATGTCAAATTATTTTGAAAATACTAAAAGCAGTACTGAATATCATGTTATGACACAAGAGGCTACTGCATCTGGTACTACAGTGACATTGGGTGACATTGGCAAATTAGAGCCTGTTCCTTTTGTTTCTATATCTTTAGAAAAATATACAGTAGGAGACAAAACTCTTGGAGGTGTGTTAAATCTATCCTTAGAGGGTGTTCTCTATGGAAAAAACTTTGATAGTACAGCTTCTAAGTTAAAATCAAAAATAGACAGCTTAGCAAGTAAACATAGCTGCATGACAGGTATTAGTATCCAATGTGGCGATACAACAATTATCTCAAGTGGCATAGGGTATATAAGAAGTTATTCTTTTCCTCAAGGTCCACAAAAAAATTGGATGAATATAATTCCTTATAATGTAGATGTTGTTATCACTCATCAGGGTGCTCATCCTGTAGTGCAACCAGATGGTCAATTAAAACTTAAATATGATATAGATAATAATACAGCCATAAGAAGTATTAGAGAAAATGTAAGTTGGTCATTAAATGAAAACACCCTTCAGATGTATAATCCAGATCCTAGTAAATATGACACCTATGTGCCAGAATATACTAATGAACATATAGTTGTTCAATATTCTTTAGACATACAGGGTTTTGGTGTTTGTGGAACTGGCTGTCATGATACTTCCGTTTTGAATGCGTTAGATTCCGCAAAACATGTTGCTGACCATAGAATACATAATTTACAAAATTTAAATACCGAATCTTTCAGTTGTGATAGCTCAGGATTATTACCAAATAATTATAATACTACCATTAGATATGACCACACAAGAGATATTAGCGTTAATGAGCTAGAGGGCAGCTTAACTGTTAATGGGCAGTATATCATTAGGCCTACTGGAAACAAAGCTGACACATTAATGACTATGGAATCTTCTGCTGATTCTAGTTTAGATAGTGGAGAAAAAACAGTCACTCTTACTGGCAGCATTAGAGGTCTTGTTCAGAATGAATATACAACACAGGGCCAGGGCAATAGTAATCACTACAGCCCTAAGGCTAGTACAACTCTCATAGATAAAAAATCAACTGCTATGCAGGCTGCTGAATTAGAAATGCAGAATATCATGACTAGTGGTTCCGGTATCATTAAGGAAATAGCTAAACATAATCAGTTGTTAAAATTTAATGCTGCCGTAGGAGATAATACTGATAAAACACTAGCAAACATTTCTACTACCGATGCTAACACTTGGCAAGCCGGAGATTCAGAAAATACTGAATTTAGACTATTGGGTAAAAGTATTAAAAGAAATTATCCTAATAGTACAATTGATTTTACTTTAACTTATTCTAATAAAAGCAGACATAAAATAGCTAATGCTTTATGGGCAGAGATTAGTATAGATCACGAAATGCCTTCTAGAAGATTAGTTGAGCATGTAATCCCTGGTAGAGGGTATCCTTTAATGCAAGATATATTGTGTGATACACAAGATGTGTTTACTATTAATGTAACTGCACAATTTGAGCCAAACAGGAATATAACAAATATTATTAATGCAGCGCGTGAAGAGATATTGGTTTTAGTATATAATACTGCTGTTAATTTAGGTATAGGTGGATATATTCGCACAGGAGATAGTGAAAATATAGCAAATAATGGTAGTTATAAAAGAAGTATAAAATTAACCAGCCCAACGTGTAACAATATAACAACCAGTAATACTACTTTGGATTACTTAGAGATGCCAGGAGATACATTCACTAATGCTGCACAATTAAATCTTTCCGAATTTAATCCAGAAGTTTTTGTGCCAGATGACTTTGAGACTGAACGGGGTACTATTCCAGCATCAATACCAGAGTTTGACAAAACAAGAGATAAGCCAGAATAATAAGGGAATTATATGTTTAGGATTTACTACGAGACAAAAGTAAGAAACTTTAATAAAGTATTATACAATCCCACGGTATTGCATAAAATTTACAATTATATTTATTGTAGAGATATTGACTTGGAAACTATACAGGTAGGACAAACTTTCAATATAGGTAATTTAGAACAGCAAGTTTTAGAAAAAGATAATGAGGGATTTTTTATAGCTCCTGGATTATATATGCCAAACCCTTTATCAAAAGCAGATTTTGCAATTGACTTATTTGGAAATCAACACAATATGTCTTTTAATGCTTTTTCTTCTTACAATTCTATGCTGGTTGGTTCTTTGATTTATCCTAGCTTTTATGCACATATAAGCGTTGGAGATGAGGCAAGGGCGGTGGATATACATGATAATATAGTATATATGAAAAATTTAGAAATAACCAGTTTAGAAAATGTAGAAAGTGTTTATTTAAATGACACCATGACTACTGTAGCAAAATTTAATAAAAATTTAGAGTTGTGCGATTGGCTCAACAAAGCCTCCAACTTATCAATATATTCCTTAACTACTGCCTTAAAAAATTTAGATATGAATGTTTATTTTAGGTGTTATGGTGGATCACCTAAGTCCAATTTTGTAGATAATCCAATGCCTCAGTATAAACTAGAAATTACTGACTTGGATACGCAAGAGACTGAGACGAAATATATTTATCAGTTTCATAGTGAGCCCATTAGTGCAAAACATAGATATAAACTTATGATTAAAGACGAGTTAAATAATATTCCTGTATTGGTTAACGATAGTAGTACTGATGGTAATATATATGTTGATTTTTCTAATATGGATAATTTTACTATGATGTCTCAAAAAACTACTCCATCTAGAAAAACACTTGCAGAAATAGCAGAACCTTTGTTCCAAAGAAGAGTCTAATAATGCCTATTAATGATCAATATGACAATAATTTACATATCCAATCCCCTGGTAAATTTAATCAGGCTAGTAGCACAAATCCTATAACATATCAACGTTTTTTAAATTGTGATGTTAAGGGTTTTAATTTGAACTTAGGCTTTGGTGGTGCTGAAACTACTATGACTATGGATTTAGTAGAGTCTTTGGTAGGAAATCCACCAGTACATAAAGCAAATGAATCTTTAGCAGTTTTTCGTGATCGCTGCAATGTTAATCCACCTGAATCTGACTGCAATCAATTGCGTTACAGTGGGGAGTTAGGTAGAGTTTATACATTTATAGCAACAAATGTAGATGATGATGAAGTCTTTGAATTTTCAGGAATACTTTCTGATCACGACATAAAAATAGATAGTAATGGTCGAACTATAAGTATACGACTAACTGATGGTCGTGTTGCTTTAGAAAATGTACAGTTGATTATAGGTAATAATTATTCTAGAAATTATATATATAATTCTGCTGGAGACAGCATTAATGTTTTAAATGTTTTATATGAAGCTGAAAAAGGTGTTAGTCATAGCTTTGATAATTTAGGATTCGCTTTACCAACAGATCCAACAAACCCATTGATTACATACGGTAAGTGTGATTATTTTATGGATAGTGGGTATGACGACGATGGTATACCTGTGACATATATATTAGGTCAATTTATGTCTAGCGATAGATATATGACCTTACCACTTAGCGATCAAACAGTAAGGGTTAATTTAGATAACATATATAGCACAGCAGTAGCTAGAGCTAGTTATATGCGCATTAATGATACTAGTATTAGCTTAATGGATTTATTGCAGCAGGTTTGTGAAGAAGCGGCTGGAGAACTAGTTGTAAATATAGATAGTACAGCAACAGGGTATGAAATAGTTGCTTCATTTATTGATAGAAGTGTACCCATACCATCTGACGGATATGCTTTAGGAGCATATGTACAAAACAAATTTCCTAATTATAAATCTTTAAGCTATGGCCAAGAATCATCTTATGAAACTACACAAAATGTTATTTTTGGCTCTAAGATGAGATATTTTGCAGAAGTTCAAAGACAAAAAATGCATAGCATACCTACTAAAGATGCTGGTGCAATTGTTGGCAATCCATTAGGTGTAGTGGTGCCTGATATGTCTAGTGATTCTACAGCAGATCACGACAAAGTAGAAGCGCAAGATCTTAGTGATCCGCCAGAAAACGGTTGCTATAATGCAGCTGATTTTGTAACTTCTCTTGGAACTTGTAATATTCCTACTGGTGGTGGTAGAATTGCTATGGTTTTGGGGGAAAAACTTAATGGAGCATTAACAGACCAAGGTATACCTGCTTATACTTTATACTTGAGTAATCTTTGTGGAGATTATATGGGTATAACTTATGATCTTACAGAGATATGTAGCATTTTAGGTATTGCAGATCAAGGTTCAGCATTATTAACAGAAGAAGAATTACTGTTTAGCCAAACATACGAGTCATATATTAATTGGTCTATTATGCATCCTGGTACTATAGGGTATAAAATGGGTGCTGCAATTTTTCAGGATTTATGGGGAAATTTTCAAGAATATTCATTAAAGATTTTTGCAGACATTGTGGAGAATGGTAGTTTTGATAGTTTTAAAGATCCTTCATTAGCTTTTCCTGATGTAGAGGTTAGTAAAAAGCTTTTTGAGGTTGTTCATGCTTATGTGAAAAATATATATGATACATATTATGGCAAAGAGTATGTAGCTTTGTTAGACACTAAAAAAAATCAAACTCTTCCAGCAAATAATTTTCAGGTTTGTATAGGCAAGAGTTTTAACACATGGAACAATCAAACACAAGGAGATGGTGCATTTCCTCAAGCAAATGCTAACGTAACAATACCAAATAATGATCCATTCTTGTTTATACAACAGGGAGTTTTACAAAATGTTATTAAAACAGCAGGCAAAGGATATTTAAGTACTAGCGAGACCGTATGTAATGGAGCTTGGTTTGGTGGTACTTCTCCTAGTGAAAGAGGAGCAATTAAGATTCTTAGTGATGAGCTTGGTGATGGTGGTTTAGGTACAGAAGATGGGCTAGCTAGATTTTTAAATGATGACAACACCATAGGTGCTTTTGTAAAATATGGTCCCGTAAGTAATATTTGCAAAAGAATAGGCGGAACCACTTTTGTTTTTCGTGTAGACTTGAGTGCTTTAAATCCTAGCGATTTTGTTGTTAGGACAGAGACAGAAGCAAATATTCCCATGTTGTATCTAAGAGCTAGCGTAAGTGAAGAAATGTATTTTGGAGGCATTAGTCTCACCAATAATATTGGAACTTATGCTGCTTTGGCTGACCTAGCTGATGATAATACATGGGTTAGATTTAGTATACCTAGAGTAAAACTTATTCCAACAACAGAACAAGAAGGAGCTGTTAGTAGGGCTGCAAGCAGAATGGCTTTAATTGCTTTGCAGGTTATGACGGATGTAGACACTCTATCTGGTGTGGTTTCTGGAGAATTTAGTTTAAGAGATGCCATTGCTGATAAGCTAGCGGGTGGAGGAATTAATCCTGGTGTTTTTGATGGTATAGCTGCAAACTTAGCTGTAACAAATTTAGCAAAAATGTCTATACCAGCCGTTGTCCCAGAGGCAGTTGCTATTCCTTTACAGAGTGAAATCAGAACTTACGGCCCATGGAAAGGCGTCAGTAATCCTAGTGGAGGCATGAATGTAGTTGAGATGGACTTAGCTCCATGGCAATTTGGTTTCGGCCCTAATGCTCCGGCAGATAGCTACAACAGATTGCAGGCTATCGGATCATCCCATGCTCAAAATGGAACCTTCGGTCGTCTGTATCAAGAAAAAGCTAGCATTTCCTTAGCTGGAATCCCTGAGATAAACATTGGTGCTCCAGCGAGTGAAACTGATACTGGTGGCAATACGACCGGTGATCCATACAATCTTCTTACTGATATTAGTTTTGGGTTTGGTGCTGATGGTGCTAGGACAACAATGACATACCAAACATATAGTCCTAAATTTGGCACTGCTCCTAAATACTTAGAGGATACTGCTAAAAACACAATAGGTCAGAAACTTGAATATATGAAACAGTTTAGGACCGAACGTATCAAAAATGCTGCTGCTGGTTTAAAACTAAAAGAAGATCTAACCAAGATTCTTGTTGGTCGTAATGTTGGCGGAGGTGGTGGCGCAGGTGTAGAGAATAGTGAGGACAACAGTAGTTATGGGCATACTCCCACTAAGTTTTTGATGTGTGGATATTTGAATAAAAACAAGGCTAATGATTTAGTTAATTCTGATGATGGTAGAGATGATGATTCTCCTACTATTACAACACACAATTTTACGGACAGCTGTGAAGAAATAGACGATAATCCTTTTGGATATACAGATACTGGGGCAACGACTAATGAGGGGAATGTTTGTAACAGATATACTTCTGCAGAGTTACATCCATCCTACCATTTTGATAGTTATCAAAAAGAATACTATAAAAATTTAAGTATGATGAGTATGGATGGAATATATTTACCTATATCTATAGAGGGTGGTCCAAATAATAATTTAGCTAGATATACTTCTTATTCTACTCCAGCTGGTCTACCAAAAGGACGACCGATCACTATGATGCCTCCAGTAAATATTATTAGTAGTGCTGGAGGAGGGGTAGCATTAGATTTAGTTATAGATCAAAAATATACGAACCCTATTTGCAGTAAAGCTATTTTAAGCACTTGGGATGATAGAAATTGTGATAGTGATCAAGGTTTTGTCATTATGAATGTTGCTCACGGCAGCGGTGCTGACGATAACTTTAATTTTGATACGATTGGACAAAGCGGAACATTAGGTCCTTTAAAAGATAGGCAACAGGAAACAGATTTTAGATTTACCGCTATGAGAGGTCCGTTGGTTTTACAGGCTTGGGGTTATGATATTAATGGCAAACCTATTCCTAACGCTAATGATTCAGCGACTGCTGCTGAGTCAGGTACATTTAGAAATAATAATTTAGAAGATAAGTTTTTGAAAAATTGGTTGAGTAATCCTAAAACCTGGCCTGCTGGCCCTATCGATCTTCGATGGGATAGACATAGAGGCATGTGGGTATCTCCACCATCTAGTAAAATTATTGTAGGTAGACTAACATCTTCCTTGTCCGCTTTTGGATCAGCAACTGCAGAATTGTTAAACCCAAGTGCTGACGGGGTAGACTTTTACGAAGATTATGATTTCCATGGTGCTGACGGCACTACTCTTACTGCTAATGTTAGAAATTTAAACGTAACAGTTCATGATTATATTGGTTCTAGCATTTCTAAATGCGCCATTGTTTTATTGTATTATGCTGATGGCAAATATATGGTGATAGAAGAAGGTGGTAGTAGAAATTTACAAAGAGCAAGGATTAGTAGTGATCAAACCTTGAGTTGTAATGGTCAATGTCAAGCAGAATTGTTTTCGGTGAGTGTAGGAGGAGGAATAACATATGGTGACATTGGTGCAATCACAGTGTCTGATACTATGGGGATTGTTTCGCAAACACTTGCTGGCTTAACTAGAGTTTGGGTGTATAAACCTTCAGATGCAGCTAATTATGAAGTAGTATATATAGGCACTAGAACTGATGCAGATTGCGGTAGTTGTGGAGGTTTTGGGGTTTATCAGGTTGCTGGAGTAGACTTTAATAGATTACCAACAGTTGCTTCTGTGGGCAAAGTTGTAACGGTAACAGATGGTGGATGTTTAGCTTTAGTGGACACAAATAGTTGTAATGGAACTATATAGTGAGTCATTTAAATTATTTACAAGAACTTTCGTACTTATTACATAAACCTAGTATTAGTGGAATACCTAAAGCTAGGGTCATGATTGCATTGTATGGTCTAACAGACCATCTGCTAAATAGTTCTAGTTATAGTTCAGGAGAACTACCTGATCAATTGCACTTAATGGGCGATTTGGGTATTTCTGTTTTAGATGAATACTCTGATTATTTTTATAATAAAAGAAAAAGCAATGACATCATTACAGATTCTATTAAAGACCTTAATGAATTATATAAGGCAAATAAAGAACTTACNATTGCTGCTGCTAACAATAAAAAATTATACAATTCAATTCTAAATATTGACGAAAAAGATATTGATGAAATAGATGTTGTTTATAATACAGCNTCTTATGGGGATGGAGATCCTACTGACTGTTGCAATCAATCTGGTATTGTACCTTGCGATGAGCCCTTCACTACTTATGTTAAATATAGTGGAGAGAGCTTTGTGTTTAATACTCCCTTGATGGAATCTGGTGTTTTTGAGCCTGGGGTTGAGGTTGAGATTATTAAAGGCAGGAATAATATATTTGATATATACACAGTGGTTACTGGTGTGGGTCCTGATGGTAGTGGTACTATAGATCATCCTTTCAGTATAATTAATTTTCAAACAATAGATTGCTCTACTGATTTATTAGATCCTACTATTAACACAGATGGTTTGTATACATCTAATGGGCTAATAATGATTACTCCTAATTTAGACTCTCAATTGACGCAACTAAAATATACTTGTCATGATGGTGAAGATGCTTTGAAGAGTGGAGATACTGAAACACATATTCATGGCACTGGTGACAACATTAATGTAAGACATGAGAGAGGTAAGATAAAAGTATCGGATCCTTTTACAGCACATGTATTGCCTGTTAGACCTGAGTATATAATACCGTCTGGTACTCATGACCATATTCCCAGTAAGTTTTGGGATTTTGATGAAGATATTCCATGTAAGTATGGTGGCTTGTCAAAAATAAAAGCTTTTACCAATAAGAAAGCTTATTGTTTTGATCAAAGTAATTTTGTTTTTGAGGCTGAAGGATGGCTTGGCGCACAGCAGTTTAATCCTAATTTACCTGATGTTGTATCAACTCTTGATTTTAGAGAGAGTATCCTATATCCTACCCTTAACACCAGCCAAATCATGAGAGGTCAACCTAATAAATTTTTACATAGCTCTAATTTACAAGATTTTGATGACAAGTTTATTCTTAATATTGGGCAAAATATTGATCCAGACTTACGAATATATGACAGTAGAGGTGATGTTGACCACACAATATTTAGTACTAGATGGCCAGCAGAAAGAGTCAATTTAAGAATACGCCCTAACTACTTAACGTTACCTGATGTGCAATGTGCGGCTACTGAAGAGGAACTACAAAAAGAAGTATATGTAGTTGATGATTATGGTTCTCCATTATGTTATCCTACTGGATTTACTAGTTTTAGGAATATTAGTTTAGTAGACGTTAGAACAAATGCTTACATTGTAGAAAATACAACTCAAGCAGATAATTTTTCTGCACTCACATCTATGTATAGCAAAACACTCACTCCTTTAGATGGCATATATTTAGACGAAAATTATAATCCTCTCTTGGTCAATGAGAATGGTGGTAGATTTGGACGTGGGAATATTACGGCCAGAGCACGAGCAGGTTTAAAAACTTACGAATTTTATTATGCAAATTTAGTAGTAGAGAATAGAGAGTGGGACGCTAATGCTGGGCATGCATATTTACAAACAAACATATCTGTTAACTCTAATGCTGGTAATTTCTTTATAACGGATGTTGCTGAAATCAGTAGAAATGACTATGAGATTGGATCGGTCGATTGGTATATGGGTTCTTCTATACCTGCTGGCGGAAGTAGTGTTTTTGAAGCTAGGGGTGGAATTAGTATTTTTAACCCTTTTGGGTCCAGATGTCCAGGAGACCCTAACACTCAAGAGGGTAGGGCTGCTATTGCTGAGTGTTACCGAAGAATAAGTCAAGAGCCTGGATATGAACTGTGTAATGGTGATTTCGGTAACAGCTTTATTACTAATGACATAATGACTTTTTTGCCCTATGATCTTAATTTGCCTCCTGGAACTAAACTTAGTGACTTTATTCAACCTGGATACTTAGTAGAAGGACCTTATATTATTCCAGGTACTTATGTTGTGTCTATAAGTGAGTGTGAATGTACTGAAGAATACGGCTATGCTTATGGGGATTGTTTAGATTGTTGTGGACCTGTTGTAACTTTGAGTAGGGCTTTTATTTTCGATTATTCCACTGGTTCTCAATTTCCAAACACCAATTATTTTCCTTATAGATTTAGAGATCCTGCTGGTTTAACAACACAATCTGTAAATATAAACTATTTTGTTAGATCAAATAAGGCTGTATTGTATAATTATGCTGTGTATGTAACCAATCCTCCTCCTCCAGGGCCAGCGACAGTTTTTACTGCTTTTGAATATTTTGAAGTATGGTTGTCATTATTTAGTTCTCCTCCACCAGTTATATATCCTAAATACAAAATACCATCTCTTATTCCTACTCAAAGTTATGGTTTTACTAATTTTACTTTTAGTAATTGGAACGAGTGCTATAGACCTGTTTCATTATCTGCTTATGAGTCAAAAGTTAGTCAACCTGGTGCTGGTGTTTCGTCTAGCACTTATCTAAGTGCTTATGGTTATAGTAGAATTGGTTGTCAAGGGTTATTGCCTTTTTATGATTTAACAGCAGTTGATGGTGGTTTATGCCCTGATGAGCTAGATCCTTTTTGCGTGTTCTGTGGGGGTGGTGGTGGTGGTTACAACAATCCTTATAATATTGTTCCTTGTTTAGCTGAAGATGTATTAGATTATGAAAATAATTCTTTTTATAACTACCCCGTTGTAGAATCACAACAGGTCACAGGATCAGTTTATGACGGCCATACAGTACAGGTTTTAGGCTTTGTTGTAATAGTAGAATTAAATTTTGCTCCAGGTTTTGGGCTTAGTGGAAATGTTACTGTAACAGGGAGTCCTTCTGTACAGGTAAATTTATTTCCTGGTGGAGATACAGTAACTGTTCCGTATACACCAGGAGAAAGTACTAGTCAACTTCTTAGATTTCAAATATCATTAGGAGGTAGTGATTTGTATGATGGTGGGACAATAGTCGTTGATAGCAATGGTGAAATTGTTTTATCTGGTGGATCTATTTTAGATGAAACTGGATCTACCGTACTTCTTCAAGAGGGCACAATTATTGGTTCTAGATATGGTCCATCCTTTGATACTAGTGGAGATGGTACTGGTCATGAAGGTAACAGTATTTTCCCGTCAGGGAAAGTTCCAGATCCAATCAGAAGATTTCCAAAAGGCGATTTGGGCAATTCAGCAGGTGGAATTGGTGATGCTGTAGAACAACAATATTATGGTTATATAGATCCGGTATCAGACATTGTAAATAATCATAATAGAACACATAGACCTAAAGATGTAGGTGGTTATGATCTGCCTAATTTTCAGCCATTTTATACAGTACATCCTAAGTCTAGAGAAATAAACGCTCCCTCTTCTAGTGAATTATTTCGTGTTTATTCTTCTGATGGTTATGCTAGCTTCCTTGTTGGTATGATAGGTGAGGTTGGCTTGATAGAACATAAATATCATACGCCTCCCTGCAGATTGGGTGGTCCAGACGGGCCTTGGTCCGATCCAGTAACTCCTGAAGAATCCGAAGAATTAGAAATATGTACGTCAGAAATAGTACCATTATCTTTAGGCACACTTCATTTTGAGACTAAATTAAATAATTTGCATATTAATGTATCACAAAACCATGATCCTCTTGGCGGTGGTTCTTATCCTGATTCTTGGACTAGAAAATATATGGAAAATCCTGTTAATTATACAGGAGTAGGTGTGTTAGCGCCTCCTACTGGTTTTACTGTTTTCAAAAACGATTTAATTCTACAACATCGGCCTTCATCTATGGATTATGATGAAGCTGCTGGTAGTGCTAATATTGGTTTAGTAACCAGCCAGCTAACATTTGAAGACAATGCGGGTGAATATGTTGTTGATAAGAGGATTAAACATAGTAGTACTAATGTTCAATCAATATCAGGTGGAGAAATTATTGATTGGTATTGTTATGAGTTGCCAGAAAAAATAATATCAGATAATGGTTGTGGCAATTCGTTTTTTGGTCCTCTCTCATACGATAGGTTGTTGTTAGATGATCCTTATGAGGATTACCTAAGCATCTATCAAGATAAATGTTGTAAGACTAGAGGTTGCGCCTGTTCAGACGGCCGCTATAATGCTTTTGGTATAAATGACGGAAATACGGTTAATGGGAATGCCGGTAGACCCGGTAATGAGTCAACACAAGCACTCTTACATTTTCAGACAAAAGAACGTTTTTGTTACGAGTCTAAAACACAATGGGATTACTCTATAGTTATAAACGGACCAGTGATTGATGATAGAACTTATCCTAATGGAAATTACCTAGCGCCTCCCACCAGCGATTTTTATGAAATGGCATTACTTATAGACCAATCAAATGCATTTCAAGTTTTTCCAGTATATGGTGAAAACTGTTGTGAGTTTCCAGCATCTACTCCTTGCCCTATTATGCAAACTTATATAGACATAGGGAGTACTCTATATAATACCGTTCCAGGTTGCTTAAATGCTTATGATGCTTCTACAGGAAGGTACGTGCAGTACAACTTAAATGTTCCAGGGAATCCTATCGGAATCGGAAGTACAGGAAAATCGCAAAGCACTTCAGGTTCGTACGGGCATCTACAATATTACTTTGATAAAGATATTGATGGATATGGTTCAACGTTATATGTAAGAGCAGGGTTTGGTATTATATATCAGTATGGAGAGTCTACTACTGGTACACCCACACGTGGAGAATGGTACGTTGCCGATACCTGTGAGTCTGGTATAGTTCCTGGCCCTGGAGTTCCTGGTGTANCAGGTCCGCTCACCTTTCAAGAGGTACCATATGATACTTACGATCTTTTTCAATACACACCATGGTTAGCCGTCGACTGTGATAGTGTAGACTCAAAAAGCAATCGATTTGTACTGAGTGCGCCTGATGGTGCTTGGACTGTTACTGTTAATATAGGAGGAGATTGCAAGGTGGGTTTTTTAAATAGTATGGCAAATTGTCTAATGGGAGAGAAAAACATATATCCATGACAAATAAAAATAAAAAAGCAAAAATATTAGTTTTAGTATTACAGGCACTAGGTTGTCGTGTAACTTTTACAGATGAAGATGCGACATTTAGTCCTATTGGTCTTGTTAACGAGAAATTAAAAGAAGAGATACTAGAACATAAGACTGAGATACAAGAAGAACTAGGTTCAAACATTAGACTTATGTCTATATCAGGTAGTAAAAATTGTGTAGGTCATGAATTACAATTGTTAATAAACAAATATTATCCAGATATATCCTGTGAAAGTATTCAGTCTAAATTAGATGAATATGATGCCAGAGGTTGCTTATGGTGTGAAACTAACAAAAGTATTGTTATTAGAGAAGTACAGCAATTTGCTCGCAAGCACGATATACAATCAACTTACGAGCAGATTAGAACTGTGGTAAAAAAGGCTATATCAAACGCTAAGAAAACGATTATTTCTTAGGAGGTTTATATTTGTACCAGCCTCTATTTTCGAGCCAGTTACCTTCAGCATCTTTACGCTTAGGAAATAGTGTACCACCCTTTTTATGTTGTCCGAAGCCAAGAACGGCTCCACAGTCCATACAGCGTAGTTCGTAATATTCGTTGTCNTCTACAACTCTAACTACAAACCTAATGTTTTCAGACCCACATACGCCACACTTAGCTTCTCCAAAAATTTCTTGGATATTTGCTATTTCTTTAAAAAGTTCTTTTTGACCAGCTCCGTCTAATTCAAACTCAAGCTTGTCTCCAACCTTATATTTAGCTTTCATCGCCACTCCTCTGTGTAACCTTTAATAAATTCAGGAACACTATCGGTATCTTGTTGATAACCAGATAGCTGCCTTATAATAGTCACACCTTCTCTATGAGTCAAATTTCTTATGTTATTATTATCTAATTCCATGTGCTCTGCTAAAGTTAAGGCATTAATATCTAGTCGCTTACATAATACATCCATAAAATTGATTTGAGTATCACTAATCTTATTAACATTATCACCATCAATATCCGCCACTTCTTCTGCTAGTTCTTCAGCAGCGACAACCTTTCTAAGTCTTAGGCCTCTGCGTAATGCCCTACCTTCAGCTCTTGTTTCTGCTACAGCCACAGGATGATTTCGAAAAATTTTGTCACAGTTGCCCCAAAACACATCTGCTGCACCATTAACTGTCCTGGTTTTAATTTCTACTGGTGTCTTACTATCATTTAAAACATAGGTCAGAGAATGGACTACAGTGGCTCTATTGCCGTTTTCTGGGTCTGGAGACTGAGTTACTTCTGAAGTAGAGTTAATAACGGTGCAATTTAGAGCAATTTCAAAAATTCTACGCAAACCATCAGTAGTTGGATTACCCTTAATTTTTTCATCATCTGATAATAATTCTAGTACATAATCAGTCCACCCTATATCATTAGGTGTTACTTGTGCTTGAGTTTCTGTTTTCTCTTCAACTTGTTTTTTAGCTCTTGGCATTATTCATCCTTTATAGTAAAAGTCTTATCCTTGCTATTCTTTAAATCTTCTAGTACTTTTTGCAGCTTATCAAAAATTAATTTTGCTCTTGTGGGAGTAAAATCTTTTTGTTGTTGGATTCTTATAAGCTTCATTCCTTTACCAATAATCAATCCAGTCTTTTTTCTGTCATATTGTTGATTTCTGGTGAGGGTTTCCTGCCCCCATACTGGCTCAAAGTGGGAAGGTCCGTCCACCTCTATTGCTGTAGTAAGTTCTGGGAGATAAATGTCAATCTGTAGTTTGGTATTAGACAACACCTGCTCTTTATGAAACTCTACTTTATGGCCATTGTCAATAAGGTGTTTGAGTAAAAATTTTTCTAGCTTTGATCCTGTCTTACTACTTTCTCTTACTCCAGCTAGTGCTGAGTTTAATATATTGGCTTTTTTATTATCTGATAGCTTATCCCAAGATTGCTTAGCTTTTAATTTTCTGTCGGCTAATTCTGCCTCACTAAGGTTGTTCCAAGAATGGTGGATACCTAGTCCTATCTTACTTTTTTCTTCTGCTGTTCTTTGCTTTCCTTTTGTGGGGTGTTTATGAGTACCTTTCTTAAGAGCATTGCTTTGAGCCTGACTTTTATCTCTAATAGGTATTTTAAACTTATTGGCGTCTCTTCTTATTTTATTAGCATAAGTATTTAGCTGCTTGGCTATAGCTGCAAAACTTAATTTTTCTTTTGTGTACAGTTTTTCAATAATATTTTTTTGTTCTGTCTCAGACAGTTTGCTGTATTTGGACATAGTCTGCATATTCCTTTTGATTTAAAATGTCTGTTAATAACTTGATACTGTCTTCTGTTTTGGTTAAATTTACGAACGGTTCTATGCTATAGTGAGATACATTGTTAGCATTATGTCTACATGGGATATCTATACTTATGAATTTATTAGAAGGAAATATATGGGCTATATCATATACAGTATTGTCAGATAGTACCAGCTCTTTTGCAGAACACAGGTGCCATGCATGAAAACTAGGAATTTCTGGGTTTATAAGTATTGTATTGTTATCATAGAATATTTTGGGTTCTGATATTAAATTAGCATCAATTAATGCTGAGTACATACTAAAAACATTACATCTGTTATGCAATATTGCTGAATATAGTGACAGATTATACATAGCTCTCCCTTTTTTTATTAATTTGATGATAGTCTTTCATATTGTTGATTAATGAAATACTGCTGTTTATGTCTTGATAATAAAATGGCTCGTATTTTGACAATGTATTAATTGTTTCAAATAAATACTTAGATTGCCAGCTATCGTGCCATTGTTGCAAAAAGTATTCTATATGATTATTTTGCAAAATATATAAATTTGTAATTTTATTTGGCAAACCAAAGAATATATAATTGATTTTGTCGCTATTAATAGTAGCTCCTAAGCTTGAATTAAACCTTTTATTAGAATTTATAACAACTACAGATTTTTTAATTCTATATTTTATCTTTGACCAAAATGATTTACCTATAATACAATTTGTATTAAAAACTATACATTTCGTATTGGTACAGAAGTCTAACCCTTGTTTTAAGCTTTGCGTTTCATTAGAGTAACTATATATTTCATGGTGTGTAAATTTCACTGTTTTGTATTTATCTAGAATTTTTTGCATTTTTTTATTTTCAAATCCACCAACAACTATAATTTCTGCAGTAGGAAATACTGACATGATGTTGATAACATGCTTTTCTATTATGGTTTGTTTTTTATTGGCTGCTAGTAAACTAACGTTACCTATAGATTTCATTCCTTTTGTAGGTAAAGAGCTTACTAGTATAAATGATAGGTTCATGCTGATTTACTACATATAAAAAGGTATTCAAATACGTTTACATATTTTTGTGTCATTACAATATAGTTGTTATGTTCTAGTATGTCTTTAATATTCTTTGCAGTGTGTAAAAACAGTCTGTTTTTGTAAAGAATGAGCTGTGCTATTTCTATTTTAATTTTATCGAACGTCATTGCAATTGCCAGTTGTTTTAAATCAGGGGCTTGTATATGTAGCATTCCATTTGGTTTTAATTTATTAAAGATCACCTGTAGCATTTCTGAATGCTGGTCTATAATAATAAAGTCTAAACAGTCATGTAAATAGATATTATCTATAGAATTTTCTTCTATTTCCCTTACGTCTTGAAAGTATATATTCTGAGCGTTAGGTACTTCTATATTGTCTTTATGATATATGCTTATATTATTCATATTTATATATTAATTTCTTCGTTGTGTCTATAAAGTCTTGCCAAGTGTTTTTATCAGAATCTTCATTTAAAATTAACTCATGAATATCCCCCCAAGATTGTTTAATTTGTTTAGAAAATGCAATTTGTTTTACTATAGGAATATTGCTGATCTTTTCTTGAAATTTATTTGAATCTATCATATCAGATTTTGGCTCGTGATCAATCAATATTAATGGACATTGATGATATTTTGTAAGTTTAATAATTTTTTCTAAGTGTTTAGTCTTGTCGTTTGATATAATTAACTCTGGAGTAAAACTGCCCAAGTATATTTGATCTAAAGCAAATAGGCGCACCCTTAGTGTTTTAAAAAACTCCTCAAACTCTCTGTTATCACTAGGTATCCATAGTATATTATTTATAGTATTTGTTTCTCTAGCCAGTAAACTAGAAATCATAATATATACCTGCTAAAATTCGTGTGGTCAAAAATACCTACATCTATCTTGCTTATTTTTTTTTGTTTTTCTGATGCAGATAGTGACAATGCTTTTCTCATTTGTGACTTAATAGATTGTATGTTTGGATTATTCCAAGTCTCATATATATTCGATATGTTGTGTGTAGAATATTTACATGCAGATAATATATTCTCTGTATTGCTATCTATTAGAAAACCGCTGTCTTTTGTTACATAAGAAGAGTTTGCTGTTCCATTTGTAACTATACATAGCTTTTTGTGTATCAGAGCTTCTATGCACGAAGCTGTGGTATACGAACCTTTTGAAACATCTATATAACAATCACAATTATTTAATAGTTCATGCATTTTATGTTCTTCTAAATCTCCCACAACAACTATAGGTTCGTTGACAGTCTCACTGTTTTTCTTGGTTATGCGATAAGCGCTATTCATTAAATTTTTAATTTCTGTCTCATCATGTCCGTTTGTTTTTATTATCAGTCTAGTATTATCTTCTTTGTCAAATTCTGTCATGTATGCCACTAGAAGAGATATTAGACTGTCTTTATCATCACTAGATGACATTGTGTAAAAGTTAAATTCTCTATCTGTGTCTAATTTATTTTTGGTTTTTACATTTATATCAAAAGGTTCAGGCAACACTTTGACTGTTTTAATTACTCCAGACTCTCTCAATGATTTCTCTGCAAAATAAGAATTTACCCATACTTCGTCCATCATATTTATTTTTTCTATCCAGCCTGTATGATTTAAATTTCTGGATATTATTTTTGGAACACATATGTTGACGCCAAATCTAGCGTTGTATTCATAGTAATCAGGTAGAGTGTCTTGTATTACTGCGTCGTAGTAATCGCTTTTATTAAGCTCATCTTCTAATGTTTTACCTTGTATATTAAAGGTTTTTGTTTGTAAGTATAAAGGTCTAACAGATAGTTTTATATTTTTTATATGTTGTAGTGCTGAGATATATCTTCTAGAAGAGTATCCTAAAGCAGAATCCTCCCTATAATGACCTAGATATAAAATATTCACGAGTAATTTACTATATAATTAAGAGATTCTGGAAGTGGTGTCCTGCCAGATCTGACTGATTCCCACAAAGTTTGATTATTCATATTGTCTTCTAAAATTTTCATGGCTTGCTGGAAATCAAATGGAGCAAGTTTTGTTCCGTCCTGCTGATATCCTAAATCTAAATTCCTAATTAATTGTTGAATAGCAGCAGTACTAATCATGTATGGGTTTTTAATTATATTTTTTACTATAAATTGTACTACCCTTCTATTGCTTCCTAAAGGAGGCACCTTGATGTCAGGTCTAGGTACTATTTCTGCTGTTTCCCATTTGCCTTGTAATCCTGTAAGTTTTATATTATCAAAAATATCTTCAAAAGTTTTTGCTGTTTTGTCCCAGTCATATTTTTTGATGCTTTTTTCTCTAACGGATTCCGCTAGTTTCATGCGATTGATGAAACTCATCTTACTTATTTCTTTGTATTTATCTATTAAAATATCACAACACTTTTTATCATCAGGATAAACTCTATCTGCACCTGTTTCTAATTCTCTAAAGCTACAGCTCAAAGGGACAATATCTGCACCTATGCCTCTACCTATTTCTGCCATAGCTCCATGGTCTATAGTAACTACAGGAACTCCACACGCAGCTGCTTCTACAGGAGGAATGCCAAACCCTTCGCAGATAGCGTATTGTATATACACATCAAAAGCATTAAATATATTAGCAAGCTCTGGTTCTGACAGTCCGTTCGCAACGCTACAGAATCCTGCTGAATTTTTTTTGCAATGTGGGCATGCAACTGGTGGTTCAGCATATGTTCCAGAAAAGTACTTGCCACAATTTGCACATTTGTAAGAAAAGTATACTAGATTTTCGGCATCATGTTCAATAAGTAAAGATGGTAGATCCCAACCGTTCATATCAGGATAACTGGTGTGTAAATAAAGTTTAGCGTTAGGTACAGTCTTAGCAACATTTTTAATAATTTTAATTAGATTGGGTATCAGTTTGCGTTTTTGATTACGCATTACAGAACCTATGATAAAATCATTAGGGTTAAGTCCCAATTGTGATTTAATTGTATCTTTAGGCTGACTGCTCACTCTAAATATATCGGTGTTTACTGCATCATTTACTGGTTCTACTAAATTCATAGGGATCTTGGTAGATTTTAAATATTCTACACCCCATTGGGTGTGTCCAGAAACAGTGTCGGCATTAGAAAAAGTTTGCAGCCATTCTTTTTTTTGTGGATCAGAGTCTATTGTTGGAGCTATCATCCAATGAAAAAAGGGTCTATATGGAGAATTTTCTGGAAAATTTAACATCCAATAATCTCTTACATCAAAAACAATATCTGGCTTGAAGTCTTGTACTGCAGTTTCAAAAGCCCAAGCGCCAAATGCATGTTGTGGTTTACTAGAGTATGTCTGAAGCAATTCTTTATCGCTTTGGGGTGGCACAACAGGATATGTTTTCCATGGAAACTTATTTTTCATCTCAGGGCTTCTATACGCAGACAGTTCAGCAATTTCGTACTTACCTGTTGCGTATAGTCTAGAAAGAATATTTCTAGTATAATTACCAAAACCTGAGTCAACATGACTAGATTCTGCACACATAAATATTCTTTTTTTGCCCATGATGATTCCTGATGAGGTTACTTAAAAATTAAAATGCCAGAGACTCTTTGTCAGCTTGACTCTTTTTGCTAGGACTTCTAGTGATCTTAGCAAAATTACTGACACGAATCTTCATAGTAGATTGCTTGATCTTTTCTCCAGACTCTAGTTCTTTTTCCCAGCTGTCTTTCCTTAAAGATCCCTCAAGCATGACCAGATCTCCTTTACGGAACGATGATCCGATATTTTCTGCGCCAGTATCCCACGCTTCGCAAGGAACAAATGTTGTGACCTGATCGGTCTTACCGTCAGCCTTGGTATATTCCCTAGACACTGCTACGGTAAAATTCACTACAGATGTAGACTTGCCGTTAGAAGTGTTAATATTACGCAATTCTGGATCTCTAGCTAAATTTCCCTTCAATAAAACTAAATTCATAGTTTCTCCTTTTTCAAAAAATAAAGTAACACAATAAGCTATTATATCAAACGTAGATATAATGTCAAGCTATACCTGCCATACCTTTTTTATTATCATTCCGTCTTTCTTTTTAGACTGTTCTAGCTTCATCACAGTCGTATTGTCAATAGACAGAAGGTTTTTAAAGGTTTTGAATTCTTCTGGGAAAATCACAGCATCCAAAGAACCTGTGCTATCTGTAACTTTTACAAATGCCATTTCTTGTCCTGGATTTGCTCCTCTTTTTGTTTTAATAATATTAACGTCTTTTATTTCTATACCAATCATTATATTGTTAGATGATATTTTTGATTCTTTGAGTGTTCTACAGTCCGTATTAACAAAATTTAGATCACATTCGTCAATCTTAGAGCAAGATACGGCGATTCCAAGCAGTTGATTTTCTGTATCTGCTATCCAGGGTATAGTATCCGACAGACTATATGCTGGGTTTTTAACGGAACTCAATATTGACTCTACTGTTTTTTTTCTTCTGGCATTCACTTTGGTAAGAACACCCTCAATACATTCAGTGATGTTTTTGTATCCTGCTATATTAGTGATTACAAACTCTTTTTCTTTTTTTGTTAAGTTTGTTATTGCGTCGAAATCGAACAACATTCGTTTTCTGTCTACTTTAAAATAGTCAAAACATCCAACAGATATCATATTCTTAGATGCTGTTTTGTTAATATTGTCTAATACAATAAACAATATTTGTAGATAAGAAGCTTTTTCAATGTCTATTTTTATTGTATCTAGTTTCTTAAATACTGAAGCACCAACTCCTTTAATATTGGTTAGTCCAAAATAAATACATTTGTCTTTTAGTACGAAGTCTTTATTTAATAATTTAAAGTTGGGATTACAAACGTCAATAGCCATTTCTCTACAATTGCTTACTAATTCATATATTTCTTTTAGGGGATCTATTTTGTCTTTGGCAAACTTTAAATAAGATACAAAAAATCTAGAAGGGAAATGGGCCTTAACATAGGCAGATAGGTATGCGTTCATGGCATAACTAACGGCATGACTTTTATTAAAACTATATCTTTGGCTTTTTTCGATCCATCCAAAGATTTCTTCAGCTTCCTCTTCATTAACAACATTTGCTTCTTTAGCCCCATTAATAAACTGCCTCTTAACTTGAGCCATCAAGTCAGCTTTTTTCTTACCAATAGCTTTGCGAAGAACATCAGCATCCTGCAAATTAAAGCCCGCTATTTTTTGAGCGATTTGCATAGCTTGTTCTTGATAAATCATTTCTCCATATGTAGATGACAGTATATCTTTTAAGCTGTCGTGATAATGGTCTACAGTTTCTAGACCATTCTTTTTATCTATATAATGATTAGAAACATTTTTGCCGTCTCGATAAGCCTCTAAACATCCTGGACGCAGGATAGAGATGAGAGCAGAAAGCTGTTCTATATTTTGTGGTTTAAGTTTTTTAGACATGGTCTGACCAAGTCTAGACTCTAGCTGAAAGCAACCTTTTGTGTTGCCTTCTCCAATTAAATGCCAAGTGGTTTTACAATCTAGGTTTAAATTTTCAAGAGTAAGGTCTAAATCTACCTTACCTTTGTGTTTTTTAAACTTACAATCACATCGTCTTTTATTCATCTTTAAAACAATTCTTAAACTGTATCCTTTGTGCAAGGTTCTTGTGTAATTTCAAAAATCTTATTAGTATATTGGCGCAATCTGTAACGTCTTTGAATGCGTCGTGAGCATTAGAGGAATCTATTCCCATGTAAGTTCTAATAGAATCTAATGAAATGGATTTAATTTCTGGCACGTACATCAGCCATAATCCTATAACATACATTAGGTCAATTCTATCTCTAGGATGAAATATAGACGAGCTTTTTTCTTTTGCATCAAAGTTGTCATACGTTTCACTCAACCTATCTACAATCTTCATATCAAATTTATTAATATTATATCCACAGGCTATAGGGGCAGTGAATTTACTTTTTTTACTTTTGCCAGATCCTACTAAGTGATAATTGTCTAGATATCCTACAAATTGTTGCCAAGAATGTTTCTGTTCTGGATATTCCAGCCACTCACTAAGGATTTGACTTTTGTCAACACCCTTAACCTTGCCATGCCAATCTAAGATATCAGAATCGGTATACGGATGATTATCTATTGTGACAGCCTTGGACTTCTCTTGTAATTCAAAATTAGCTAATTTAATAGGCTTAAGATTTATATTAAATTCAGAGTCCTTAACTATCTCTAACCTGTAGGGGTCAACCATAACGGCAGCAAGTTGAACAGGACTGCATTCATTAGGATTGGCCCCATCGGTTTCAAAATCAAATACACATATCTTATTCTTGTTTATGTTCATCTTCTATAGTTTCTACTTCCTTATTTCCGTCGATAATTAAATCCTTGTCACCATCAATAATTGCTGCATTTCTTTTTAGCTTACAGCAACTAATCTTTTGAGGCTGAACTTTTACACACTCTTTACCATCATGCAAGAACTTAGTACCAATACTCAATCTACCGAACTTAGTCATATTATACTCCTTGTAATAGTGATTGTACACTCATCATTTTATCTAACAGGCCGATACCTAGTATATCAAACTTTACTACACCAATTGATTCTAAGTCATTCATCTCTAATCCTGCAATATTTTTTTTGGTTTTAGCGTCGTAGATCATTGGGCAGATTGAGGATAGACTGCTTTGTGATATCGCTATACCTGCTGCATGTTTTGACTGATTGCATTTAGTTCCTTCTAATCTAATAGCTTGCTCAAATCTTTTTGCAAGTGGGCCGACTAATTTATCGTCTTTTAAATGACACCAATCTTTAAGTGGCTTTGGGTTGTTTTCTAAAGCCCACTTAATTATAGAGGCATCTTTCATTTCTTGTAATTCGTCTGCAATCTTAGCTTCATCTGGTATATGTTTTGTGATTTGATTCATTTCTTCAAAAGAAATATTACTATAAACTCTCAATACTTCCTTTAGTGAACCTCTACCTTTTAGGGTATTATATGTAATCATTTGAGAGACTTTGTCTTGACCATATGTGTCTTTAATGTAATCAATAATATTTTCTCTTTGATCCATAGGTACGTCTACATCAATATCTGGCATCGACACTCTACCTCCTGTATTTCTACCAGCATTGTAAAATCTTTCAAAAATTAAGTCATACTTGATAGGGTCTATGGCAGTAATTCCAATAAGATAGGAAACAAGGCATCCCGCAGCACTACCTCTTCCTGGTCCAGGTAGCCATTTCTGCCTACGGACATGATTGACAATGTCTTGTACAATTAAGAAGTAGCTAGACAAATCTGCTCCTTGTAGTACGTCTAACTCGTACTTAATCCTATCCACATATTGAGAATGTAATTCTTTGTCTACATCATTGGCGATCTTGTCTCTCCACCCATCTCTACAAAGCTGTCTCAAATATTCAGCTGGATCGTATCCTTCTGGACATTTAAAGTCTGGAAGATTTGGTGTTTCTAAAATATCATAATCTTCACACAAATTGTCTACTAAATTAGTATTATCTATTTCGTCTTCTGTATTTACTTCATTGATTTCTTCATGAGATAAGAGATGATAACTATCGGACTTAAAGAAAGAATCTAATCCAAAATTTTCTCCGCTAGATAGTTTGCTGGCAACTTGTGGCAAAGTCATTTTAAGATTACTACATAATAAAATTCTTTGATCTACAGCATCGTATCGTTCACAATAATGAGAGTCTATACTAGATATTTTCGGTATCTTATTTAAGCTACAAATATCCCTTAATTTATTGCCGATAATTTGTTGGTATTCATTCTCTTGATCCATTAGTTGTACTTCGACAAAGAAGTTATCTTTACCAAAAATTTCAGATAGCTCACCTATCTCTTTCTCTATTTGTGAATCTGAAATAAACTGGCCTTCTTTATGTATTTTATTAGCTAAGTAAGAACCAGGATGTCCACTCATACCAATGATATTACCTTGGGATAGCTTATCTTTCAATTTTTCTATATCCAATCTAGGCTTGTAATAATAATTATCTGGCTTATTAGATTCTGACACTATCTCAATTAGGTTTTTCCACCCTTTAAGGTTTTTAGATAACAGAAGCATGTGTGATAGTTTTCTGTTCTCTTTAGACTGTATATTACTGTCCTGATCTGATATATATAATTCAACACCAAGTATAGGCTTGATATTATTGTGTTTCATGGTTTGAAAAAAATTAATACAACCAGAAATTGATCCATGATCAGTAATGGCACAGCTAGACATATTAAGCTTATGACATCTTGAAGCTACATCTTCTGGTTTAGAAAGACCATCCAATAAAGAGTAGTGTGTATGCAAATGCAAAGGCGTATAGTTTTTCATTCAGTCTGTACTTCCAGGAGCTTGGTAATATCCTACATGATAGCCGGGTACAGTGTACTCGTCAACCACAGAATCTATTCCATTCATTTCTATATCATGTTTTACTTGTTCACACATGGTCATAAATTCTCCTTGCTCACACAACTTACCTTCACGATATTCAATCATTGGGGTTACGTTTGTGCCATTAAAAGAATTTTTACCATAATGACATAATTTTTTACATTTCCAACTTTTGCTTAACTGTGGTTTTTTACATTTTTTAATTTTTTCAAATTTTGTCCTAAGCAAATTCTCTGTTGCTATAATATCTGACTTATCAAAAGTCATACTAAAAGGACCACCATCATTAATAAAATATATTGTTACAATACAGTGTTTAATTTCCGGATATAGTTTTTGTGCAGCATAGAAGTAGATCATAAGTTGGGGATCTTTTTCTAATTTTTCTTGGGTCTTTTCTTCTCCCGTTGCCCAATTTAACCTACGTCCAGTTTTCCAATCAATAATTTCCAATGTGTCATCATTAACTCTAGTAATTAAATCAATAGTACCCTTCATAGCTAGTGTGCCTTTTAAGTCACCATAATCATATTTAGCCCATGGTTTGTCTATAGTAATATCAAACTGCTGTTCAGGATAAAGAATGTCTCTGTTTCTAGGATCAAACATACCATCAGCATATGTGATGGCTTTGTGGGCCCATTTAAAACAATCTTTTTTGTCTTTTTCAGACCATTCATGATGGTCAAAATTAGATGTATAGTAATCATATACTTGTGTGCTTAATTCGGTCAGATCGTAATCGGTTACGTCCACTTCGCCCACAATATCGTCTATAAAAGTTTTTTCTCCTTTTTGTTTAGTAAACTGTACAAAAGCTAATATTTCTAATATCTTGTGGACTATAGTGCCTTTGTCTGCTTTTTTATTAGAGGGAGACCTATAGCCTAAAACATAATCAAAAAAGTATTGTTGTTCACACATACAATGAGTATTATATGATGAGCTTCTAAAGTATGTAATTATAATGTTAATATTCCTTTATGTGTGAGAAAGTTTTTAATTATATTATTTTTTTCTTCAATGCTTCCTTCAAGGTTAGCAATAACTAAATCAAAATTAGATTGGTCATAGTTACCGTCGTCTAACGCTGTTTCGCTTTCGTGTGTGGATTCATACAGGTTTCTATTAAGTTTTATTACCATACCACCAGCTTTTTTAACAGCGTCAACCTCGTTAGGAAATCTACAATCTGCTATCATCGCTAGTTTTGGTTTTTCTTTTTCTATTAATCTGATTGTAGCTGATGACCAAACATGATTTTGCATTCTTCTAAAAACGTCTGTCCCAACATATTGCAGCACCTCTCTGGCTGTCATTTGTGCATCAGTGCCGGGCCAATAGCAATCCACAGTTTCATTTTTGTTTTCATCTGTACCATAACATTGTTCTTCTGTTAAGCCTAATATGTTTATACACAGCTGTTTTAAAGGATCTGCAAAGTTATATATTTTGGTTTCTTGGTTTGGCAAAAGACTTTGAATAAATTCACATGAAGTAGTTTTCCCAGATTGTTTTCTGCCAGCAAACGCTATAATCATAAATACTCCTGTATGGTTTTCTTGATTTCTGTGTCAATTTGATTAGAAGTCATATCGGCGATATCATTAGCAGATATTTCTATATTATATACATTATATGTACGATTGCAATTTTTGGAAATATTTTGAGCTGCCTTACGACCAGCATCATCATTGTCCATGATTGTAAATATGCACATTGCTCCACTAGAATCTAGCAGTAGCTTTTGTTGATTGCTAAGATTAGTACCAAATATAGCAACACTGTTGTGTATGCCATTCTCTTCTAACTTCCACACATTACCAGGACTTTCTACTAGAATTACATACATACTTTTTTTAATATGTTCTTTAGCAAACCAAAAGTTATATAAGTATTCTTGTGTTTTAAATCCACTGTTATGTTTCCACTTAGAACATTTCCATAAGTTTTCAGCAGAGGGGCATGCGTCGGATGGATCATGAAAGCCTCCACACTTATCACACTTTTCATGTATACTTCTACCAGTACAACCTACCATCGTTTCATAATTCATGTCGTAAATAGGCACGACAACTCTGTTGTTCATTTCTCTTTTAGGATTAGAACATAGGCCAACATCATATTTGTCCATAATGTTTTGGCTATACCCTCTATCTATATAGTATTGAGAGGGAATAGAAAGACTACTTCTCACTGTGTTTCTAGTGACAACAGGCTTGTCAGACTTTTGTGTTGTTTGCATAGATCTCATAGCGATATTAAATTTATGCTTACTTTGCTGAGTTCTGTTAATCCTAATATTTTGTAATTTGGTATTTGTAAATTCTTCACAGAATTGTAAGGTTTCTTTAAAGCTACAGGTTTCGTCACCCGGCTTAGACCAGTTGTATTTTTTGTTAGATAGTAAACCTCTGACAAAACCTATAATGGAAGGCTGAAAAACTTCTTCACAATTATGAGTTCTGCATTTCCAATTACCTCTATAAGATTCTCCTTCTGGATATATATTTATCGCAGACGGATTGTCTCCACCGTGTATAGGGCAGCACATACTATAAAATCTACCATTGTCTTTATGATCAATTTCAAAATAATCAAATAAATCTTCTGCCTTGTCGCATAAATTGTCGCAGAGTATTTTTAATTTTTGTTGTTGATTTTTATTCGAATGGGATTGCTTCTTCACTGTCTTCATCAAACTCCTCAATACTATTGGGTTTCTGCATTAGTTCCAATCTGGTTTTACCTTCGCTAATCTTAGCACACCAACCCTTCATGTTACAATTAATATAATCATTGTCGTCTAATCCTCCTCCATGTCTACTGACCAGAGGTAATAATTTTCTATTTCCGTTATCTGGACCGTCTTCTGCTATTTCCTCATCTGTCTTACGTTTGAATATAGTGAAGTTGCTACAAAGCCAAATAATTCTATCTGATCCACTAGCGGTGTCTGTGCTCTCTTTGGTGATACCATCCCTGTTAAGCTGAACAAATGCTACTATAGGGACCTTATACCTAGTAGCAAAGTTATGTAAGGCTGTCATCATGAATCCTAGAACTTGATATTCTTTCATGTCTTGACTCATGCCTTGGCTGTCCATGAGTTTTAAGTAGTCGTAAAATATTACGCAGTCCTTAGCTGATCCGTCTTCATTTAGTCCAACTTCTTTAATCAACCATCGTCGCATCAAGGAGATTTGATCTTCAAAAGGTTGTCCAGCAATAGACTTGTGATATATACCCATATCTTTGAGTTGCTCTGCTGCTTTTTGTATTTTGTTTTTCTTGTTTGGGGATTGAGCAAACTTACCAGTTTCGATACTACTAATATCCACTTCTGTCATCATGGCTAGTATCCTATTTATGTGATCCTCTTTCATCATTTCTGTATCTAAATTTAGGATTGGTACTTTTGATTTAGAAGCAATATTAAATCCAATATTATCTGACAATAAAGTTTTCCCTGTTTTGGGTCTAGCAGCAATTACATTTACTGTGCCTCTACGCAAACCGCCTCCAATAGCCTGATCATAGATAGGGAATCCTGTAGGTATACCTATTTGATCTATAGGATTATCAATTAATGACTGTATATATTCGTCAACATCCTGACCAACGGTTGTGGGGTGGTTCTCTGTGTCATTAAGAAGAGAAGAAAAATTAAATATGACGTCTTCTGCAATACCGACAATACTGCCAACGGGTTCGGTTCCTTTTACTTCAGAAACTTTACCTTTAGCTTTGTCTAGCTGTTCTTCTAAAAGTCTAGCTATTTCTAGCTTTCTAACTTTTGCAGCAAATTTTCTAACATTGTCTAATTCTACAGGGAAGTTTGTGATTGCCTGTAAGTGTTGAACTTCTTCTTTTTTAGTAACTACTGAAGATAGGTGTAATTCTTCAGCAGCTGAAAAAATAGTAGCTATGTCTAATTTAGTGTTTGGATTTTTCTCAAAAACATATTTAAAGCATTTGTATAAAACAATATTGCTATCTATGGTAAACGAGCTTTCTTGCAGCAGATCTGCTACATCATAGTAAGCATCTTCACCGTAGTTAAATATACCCGACAGAACTGCACGTTCTGCTGACGCATCTGATAATTTCATTTTACCCAGCCATTGTGGAACATTTATTACACTTATAACGATCTATAGATTCTATCACCCCTGCATTTACTTCTTCTTTTTTACCACAAACACGACAAGTGACACTTACTGGAGTGTAGTTTCTTGTTCTAGGTACAGGAGGCTGTTTAGAAACCCTTTTGTCAAACTCAACATCTTCTTTATGCATTGTGAATTCAGCCATTTGCTCAAACTTATTAACTCTTTGTGTTTTTCTGTCTATACTTTTAGACTTAATAACAGAGTTGTGAAATTCTGTCTGTGGCTCTGAGACCTCAGCTTCTTCCTCTTCTTTTGGAAGCATAGCAGCAAGCATATTGATCATTTGTTTAATTTGCTTGGGACTTAGGTTTTCATCCATTTTTAATCATCCCCTTTGCTCTTTGTGTAGAAATTAAAATATCTGATAAATTTTTAAGTGTGCTTGAAAGATAAGTCAACCTATCTGATCTTTGTTTAGCATATTTTTTTATTTGGTTTAGCTTGATTGCTCTTTCGTTGTGCTTGATTGCCTGTAAGGATTTTTCTACATATCCGTAACCCTTATAATTATTAATTTCGTCAGCTATGGTTTCTTTAATGGTCTCATCAGCCCAATTGTATCTAGCCATTTCTCTATTTAAACTTCTCTGTATATGAAAACCAAATTGACCAATCCTATATGCAATCTCAGCACATTCTGTAACAGTAAGTTTTTCTAGAACGTCCCTATTCATAGTAAGATATTCTTGAAGTTCCGCTTCTGGTAAGCTGTCTCCAGCATAGGCTGGAATACCAATACCTTTTTCGTATTCGTCTAATATATTGTCCCAATGCGTTATTTCTTCTTTAGCTGTTCTGGTCATTTATTATATCTTTCCATTCCGATATTTTATTATAAGGCAATTCTATAAAACCAATCTCATTTGTCTCACACCAGTTTTTCTTTTCTCTATCTCTTTTTTTATGTTTTAAAAAATTTAGTTTGTTCTGATGAAAAAACGGAACATACTTATAGTGCTGTTCACCATGAACCTCTATACAAATTTTAGCAAGCGGGAGGTAAAAGTCAAGGTACAAAATTTCAGTTCTTCTCAAAGGTATTGGAACTTCCTCTAAAATCTGATAAGTAGGGAAAATATTTTTTATGACTTCCCTAGCTTGTAAATGTAGTTCAGATTTATTCTGTCTACTACCTTTGGCTATGTGTCCTGTTAATTGCCATTTTTGTAATTTGCCATCTAAATCAATAATATCCATACCATCACATGCCCATCGTATCTTTCACTTGATTCCAAAGAGTGTTATATACTTCTGGATTAGAAGCAATATAATTTCTAGCTTTTTCTTCACCCTGAAATTTAGGGGTATCTTCTATACAAGAAATAGTATACCAAGCGCCAGCCTGATCCACCAATCCAATATCTTTAGCCAAATTAAATACTTCCATCGCTCTGTCTATACCTTCACCATACCGTAAGAAGCTTGTAATCTTACCGCCAGGAGGACCTAAAGCCGAACAATTTACCATCCAGTGTATTTTTTGTCCAATCTGAGTATCTTCTTTGCCTACTTTCCATGGCTCAAAATAAGTAGCTCTTAGTTTAACATCGGTTTGATAAGCAATAGCTTGTCCAGATTTTTCCTTAAACTCTACATTACCATGACCTGGATTACCCATTAAGTGAGTAATGCCAATAACAACATTTTTATTAACAGGAATTACATTTGCCACTTTTCTGCAAAATTTAGCCAATAGCTTTGCTCCATCTGCTCTTTGCATTTTACCCATGTCAGCAGTAATTTCAGCTTCTGTGCATAGTGCTGAATAAGAATCTATAATTAGTACAGATCCTGGTTCTTCATTAATGATTCTTTCTCCGATAGATAAATACTCTTCAGCATGTAGTATCTTACCTTGCTGAGATCCTATGACATGAAACTTATCTAAATTCAAACCTGGAATACCTTCTAAATCCCTCTTCTTCAATCTACCTTCTATGTTTAGATAATACACATCTCTACCATCCGCAAACGAACTGTGTGCATATTCTTTTCTTTGTGCTGTAGCAGCGAAGTCTAAGGATGTTGTTGTCTTGCCACACTTAGGATGTCCGGTGAAAATCATAAAGCTACCTTCTGGGACACCACCGTTCAACACAAGGTCTAGACAAGGAGAGACAGGAATAGTTATCAAGTTTTGATCTACCACAGAATTAGCGGACAACATAATCCCATCACCAAATTGTTTTTTTACTCCATCTTGGATTTTGTTTTTTGTTGCTGGAGTTTTACTTTTGGTTTTGCTCATCGTCTAAATCCTTCAGTTTTGATAAAATGTTTTTAGTAGTTTTGTGTTTCTTGTAAGTGGACTTATCTCTATCTAAGTCTATTGTAACATCTTTGTTCTGTTTAGACAAGATCTTTTCATGTTTCTGTATTACTGGTGTCAAAAATTTAGATCTTAGAGAGTAGGTTCTATAGCACTTTCTATCCTTGATAGCTGCTATAATTGCCTTGGCACTATATTTTTTCAAAAGTCTGTGTGCTGTAAAAATCTGACTTTTATAAAATGACGACCATTCCTTGTTATTCCAAAATCTGTAATGTAAATCTTTTTGTTCAATTCTTGCTTTATTCTCACAAATTAATTCCGTAATATATTGAGCAGCAGACACTTCCTTGCCGTTCGAATATTTAGAAATGTATTTATTCACGAGCTTTGTTAATAGCGTTCTTGTACTTGGAGTTGATATTGCTTTGTCTATCGTCAGTCAGTTGAGATGCTGCCTGTGTCATTATAGTAACACTTTTTGTTCTTTTGCCAGAAGTTTCTTGGATAAAAGAATCAGCCTTACTAGATACCGTTTTAATGTTTGCATTATTGGGACTTTCTACACCAACAATATCTACTACTGTTTGTTCAGACAGATTTAATTCTTTAGCGATTTGCTTATCTTCCATTTGAATAACTTCCTTCAAATATCGAACAGCATATTCTTTAGTCTTGGATATTTTTGCCATTATTCCATCTCTCTTTCCGCATTTCTTAACCATGCAATATTCTTGGTTTTTAAAAAGTTTGTATATAACTCAAATACTCTAGGGGATACCGATTTAAACTCCCATGCTTTCTTGCCAATTTTAGACAAGAACTTATTTGATGTTCCTTCTGAATACATGCCGATAGGATTGTATATTTTGCCGTGTGATCCTAGTTTTAAAAAATATCTAGTATTACTACCTAAAGTAACACTTTTGGCTAGGACATCTCCAGTACCATCCTCTAGCCTTGGAAAATTTTTATTGTCTAAATAATCATGCTGTCCGAATACTGTGTAGTATTCATATATCTTGCTATCAGGTTCATGATCATTAATCTGTCTTGTACTCATATTATTTGGGCCAAATCGTTTTTGGCTTCCTTTCTATTCTAGACATTCCATCAGGCAAAACAGTGTTAGGGTCTTCCTTACCTCTATTGGAATAGTGTTTTCTTTGTAGTTCAGCTTTATAATCGTCACTAAATTTTTCTGTGTTTCTCTGAGCCAAGTCTCCTAAGGTTTTTAGTTCAGAGTCACTTTTCTTTACAGAGCTGTTTAAAGTAAGCATATCTTCTTGATAGTCCCTACCACACATTTCCTTACAGCTATCACACTTTACCCTATCTTTGTAGTCATTGATATTAGCAAAGAGATCAAATGATTTATTACAGGATTCACAAAAATATGTATATGTTGGCATATTAATTTATAAAATTAGAAACGTATTCCATCCACTCTTCTGGTATGTCTTTTATTGTAAGTAAGTGCTGTGCTATTGGCAAGTATTTTTCACTCTTAGATGGAATATATGGTTTTTTTATTAGAGGCATCTTAGCCTGTTGTGGGGTTTTGTCTCCTTTTTTTAAATTACAGCTTAAACATGCGGTGGTTATATTATGCCACCCTGTTGCTTTTAAAGAACTATTAGCTGGCCATTTAGACTTGGGTATTACATGGTCATAAGTTAGCTTTCTTGATTTCTTGCCACAATACTGGCATGTATAATTATCTCTAATGAATATATTCTTTCTGCAGAATTTTATTTCTTCTTTAAAGAAATTATAAAACTTAGTTAATTTAATTACAGAGGGTATATATATTTCTTTAGACACAGACTTGACACTATCTTTGTAGTAAGATACAACCTCCACATTGCTTTTGTATCCTTTAGAGCTACCATACCATAGCACCATAGCCTTTTGCCAAGATATGGTGCATAGTGGTGTGTAGTTACAGTTTATAATTAAACAGTCTTTGTGCTTAGACATTTTAAAGCCTATGGACTATCTCTGCTATGATTGGATTTCTAACAATGTCGGAAATTTCTAAATGAGAAAAACCCACGCCGCTGGCTCCTTGCAACCTGTCTATAATAGATCCAAAACCACCCTTTTGAGTGGCGTGTAGATCTGATTGGTCTAGATCACCCGTAAGAACCATTTTACTGTTCATACCAATTCTAGTTAATAGCATTTTTAATTGATCATAAGAGGCATTCTGACATTCATCTGCTACAATGAAAGCATCATGGAAACTTCTACCTCTCATCAAACCCAAAGGCACGATTTCTATTGCCCTGCCAGATTTCAATTTATGAAAGTGTTCCATTTTAAGAAAATGATTAACTTCATCAAATAATGGCAATAAGTATGGATGTAGTTTTTCTTCAGCACTACCCGGCAAAAAGCCTAGCTTTTCTCCTGCTTCGACAACAGGTCTAGTGATAACTATCTTTTGTACCTTATAATCTAACAGATATTCTAGAGCCATACCAACAGCAATATGTGTTTTACCACTACCAGGAACACCCTGACAGAAGGTAATAGTGCTTTCTGCTACAGTTCTAATATAATCTTTTTGATTTATAGACCTTGGTTTAAGTCTATTTTTAAATCCAACAATATGTTCTTCAGGGGCTAACTTATCAGCAGCCTTTTTAATTTTGCGTTTTCTCAAGGTTGTACCTCTCTAGGAGTAGAACTAAATCAGACATGCGCCGCCAGCACAGCTAATTTCCTCTATCCCTGTGGTATTGTCCTCTGTCTCCAAAAGCTGTGTATAATCAACTTTACTGAAGCTGTTAAACAAATCTGTATACCTTTTCCAATTATATACGTCCTTCATACAGTATGTTAAACGCTTTAAATCTTCGTCAAAATATTTTTTAGCAAATCTTTGCATCTTAATGGCGAATAACTTCTTATCTTCACTGTCTGTATCAGATGCTTGCTCTAAAGTCATATAGTCACATGCAGCCCATAGATTATTATCAAAAGCATTTAGGCCTAACTCAATTAAACCAGAGCACCATAGCGAAGCGTCACCATATTCTTTAGCTATTTCTTTAGGAGTATATACTGTTGTGAATGGCGCTTGAGGATAATCTTTATCACCGCTTTGTGGTATAAGACTGATACCTGCAAAAAACTTTCTATTATTATAAATAAATTTTGTTACATCTTCCCACTCTTCAGGTTTTACAGTAACTGTATTACTTACATTATGGCTTAAAAATTCTTGAGTACATAAGGATCTGTTTTTACCTGAATGAACCCAGTTTTTTTGAGCGTCTTTAACGACACCTAACATTTCTACAGCAGGTAGCTGGTTTTTTAATTTCGACCCATCAGGCACTTCAATAGGGAATTTTACGACTTCATCGGTATCATTAGCAGACCATGAAGATTTTTCACAAGCTAACGGGTTATAGCTTTTAAAGTGTAGATATGGAGCTTCTAGAATATTAGCTTGAACATGTCTAATGTACCTCTTAGCGTGATGAGGATGGATTCCAGAACTTGTTCCAAGCATACTACTGCTTGTACCTTCTGGTTTTAAACACGTTACTCTAGCGGCTTGATTGATATTGATTTTTTTAGACAATTCTTTATTAGTATCAACAGCAATTTTTGCTCCTTTCTTCAGCACCTTCTCTGTGAGTACAAGATCATGTTTTTCCATAATGCCTGTAAGCGACACTCCAAGAAGTGCTTCACGTTCAAAAATAGCGTTTGTAATATCTCCTAGATATTCTAGGTTAGTAAACCCTGCTTGCAAAGTACCAATGATTGCAGCAGCTCTACATCTTTCATAAAAATCTTCTTCGTCTACAACAGATGAGCAGTTAATTGTAGAAAGATTACATCCTTGCCAACCAGACTTACCAGTTTTTTCATCTACAGGCCACATACCTACTTCTACACAAGGATTAAAAGTCATTTCCGTAGAGTCACTCCAAATAAAACCTGGCTCACCAAATTCTTTGACAGAATCCATGAGTGTTTCAAACTGTTCGTATGTAGTCTCGTCTTTTAATAATAGGGCTGAGTTATTACTTCTTGCTCTTTGCGGATTGTCTACATACCAGTTACCAGTTTTAGCTTTTGCCATCTCTTCATCATCTGGACTAAATAACGCTAATGAGGCACTTCTACGAACACCACCAGATAATACAGCATCACTGCTGTGCATAATAATATCATAAGCATCGATTGGTCGAAGTTTTTTTTGTTTGTTTTCAAGACATTTCTCCAATAATTCTCTAATTTTTTCTAAACCATTTTGTAATGGCTCAAAGCCAGGAGCTTTACCAACACCAGAAGATAGGGTGGACCCTTTTTCTCTGATGCTAGAATAATCAAAAACAATATACTGGTCTTTATATTCTTTAAATTTATCATCAGAAGGTTTGGTAAAGTATGAACTAAGTAATACTCCAAGAGCATCTGCCCAGCCTTCAATACTATCTTCTATAACATATTTACACCCTTTTTTAGGTTTTTCTTTTTGTGACAGTGATGGCAATTTTGCAACGTGATGTTTTTGTACACTAAATCCTGTACCGCTACCACATAATAATAGCCAAAAACATTCTTGAAAAAATCTTAAACGATCACAATAAGAACTAGTACAGTTATAGATCTTAGCGTGACGCTTTAGAATAGGTTCTCCACCAAACTGTAATGCTCTCTGACTACCTAACACCTTCTTCTTGAGCATTAAGTCGTAGGCCCAATTAATGTCTTCTGTGACATTTTCATCATCATAGTGAGTATGCATCATGCCTTGCACTCGCTCAACAGCTTCTTTCCAAGTCTCTCTACGATTCTTGTCCTCCAACCATCTAGCGTACTTAGAAACGAAAGTATAGTTTTGAAGTTCTTGAAGCGCAGACATATCTTCTCCTTAAAATAATTCAGAGTACAGCGACGGCGAAAGAAATAACATAAAGGCCATCAGCTGGGTAAGTGTTAATAAAATTTACAGTCATGATAGTATTATAGTACACCGGATAGATCTTGCAACCACGAAACATTCGGTTTTATTTTTATAATCTCTATCTTACTTTGTTTAACAAAAAGGTCGAATTTTTTTTGTTCTTTTTCGTTGAATAATTTTGTTCCGTGGCTGTCCCACATTATTACTTTTTTTATTCCTTCTTGGTGTAGGGCGAGAATACAGTCGTTGCAACACTGACCTGTAATGTATGCAATGCCGTTGTCTGGGCGTACAACACAATTAGACAAAGCATTGCGTTCTGCATGAATCATCCAATCATATTTTTCTGGACGAGTTTTTGGTAACGATTCATCATCCATACCTTTAGGAAAACCATTGTATCCAACACCCAGTATTCTGTTGTGCTGATCTGTAATTACACAGCCGTGTTGTGTATGAATATCATGACTGCGTTGCGATGCAACTTTTGCAATTCCTAAAAAATAGTCTGTCCAGTTTGGTCTCATCTTTTATCCTATGGGTATCTCAGTTTGGATGTTGGGAAAATCTTTTAAAAACTCTTCAGGGTTGTTGAAGTTATCTTCTAATGGTTGTTCTTTAGATTGCTTAATTGTTACGTGATCTATTTCTTCTGGTTTTATTGTTATATTTATGCCATTTTGATCATAGATGTCTTGAAGGTACTGCAGTTTATTTTTCTGTGCGTGTAATGCTTCGTAATTTATTATGCACTTAGGTCTGTCAAAGTTGTTATATATTTCAGTAATTTTTTCTTGAGCATTTTTTATTTGATTAAATTTACCTAAATATGCTTCTTTATTCCACGTAATCTTTAGCTTTTTGCATTCTTCTATTCTGTTCATATTTTTTTCGTTAGTATCAACATACCATATATTATTTAGGTTTCCTTTAACTTCGCTAATATGCGTCAATAAAGCACTTTTCCTGTGTGGTACTATTAAAGCATTGCAGTGTTTTAGTACTTTGTTTATGTCTATATTATTGTTAAGTTTGTCTGTTTCTTCTAAAGCTGTTTGACTTAAGAAAATTTTTACTATTGTATTTTTATTCACAGCTTTGTTTAAAAACTTTAAACTTACTGTATACAATTCTTCGTTAGATGGTTCGATAAATCTTTCCATCTCTTCAATAAGTTCCTTCATAGGTTTTGAGTGATATTCACGAACTAAGCCTGATAAATTTCTAAGTAAAAACTGCTGATGTGCATCAAGCCATCCTGCATACTTATATATATAATTGCTTTTGTGTGCAGCCATTAATTGTACAATTTTTGTTTTTATGTACATATTCCAGAAAATATGATTGAAAAATTCACCCAAACAAAACCATTCTTTAAAATTTGAACGAATTGTTGATAGTATGAAATTTGTACCAACTCTACCACAAGCCGACAGCATAACAGCGTTTGTTTTGTTACAGCTTGGAGAAGTGTTCTTTGATTTCATCAAATTTACCTTTATTGTTTAGTTTATATAGTCCGTTGCTATCAATTTCCAGATCTTTAATATTAAAATCATGAGTAAGTATTTTTTCTCTAGAATTATATCCTCTATATTTGTAGTCTCCGTGATATAAATGCTCTATGACACCTTTGCAATAGCCAACATCTACGCCAGAAGATTTGTCTAGATTTTGATAATAATTTAAAAAATCTTGTATCAAATTATTAGGCATTGCGAATATCTTGTAATTAACAATATCACCTAACCAAGCATATAATTGCAAGCCGTCATTACTACCCATAATATGTTTATCATAAAAGCCATTTGGTAAAAGTGATCTGCGACATCCCCAGGATAGTCCAACAGCCAAGCTGCGTCCTATAGGTTCATTATGATGTATGTAAGAGTGTAGTAGCTTGGCATAAGAAAAGCAGTTGAGATTATGATTAAAATGATTGTCTAGTTCTACCACTCTTTCAAACGGTTGACCAAAACACTTCTCATCTAATAATTTATCTAATTCTGTAAGCCAATCATCATTATGAAATACTACATCTGTATCTACCCATACAATCTTATCTACATTGTCAGACAAAGTTTCTAAAGCTATATTGAAACATCTTTCCTTTTGCCATAAAAAATTTTCAGGCTTAGCTACAATTTGTATAGCGTCATCTATAAAAAATTGAGATGCGTCTGTAGCTAATTCTACTGTAATTAGATCATGAGCAAAGTTTTTTCTAAATTTCTCATAGTTAGATTTTCTAACAGGATTATTATTATAATTAAAATATGAGCATATTGCTTTAATCATTGAAGTCATGTTCCTGTATACGTTTTTCTATATCAAGATTAAATGCAACCGACTTAACTAAGTTAATATTGAAGTCTCCATCTTCGTTAGAATCACACACATGCGGATTGTATGTAGTAGTCCTAATAAAATTTACGATCATTTTTAGTAGCCTTTCTTTTTGTTGATGTGCATAGGCTATCTCTTCAAAAAGGAAAGCTAAAAATTTGTGTATGTCTGCTGTTTTGCATGGTAGCATACCCATATTTATACCATAGCAGACCCAATGAAAATACAGTCTTTCTTTTTCTGTCACGCTATGTTCTTTACAATAAGGTTGATAAAATTCAGAAACCTCAGGGTATTGTTCTGAGTATGTAACTTCATCAAAAAATTGATTACATTTATTCTTTTTATAAAAATCTTTTAGTGTTATTTCCATAATTTAATTTTTGTAAGCAAAAAACCTATGAAAAGGACAGTCCATAATACCAATAATTCTATCCATCAATAACTGTTCAGTAATATCTACCAAAACATTATTATCACATACATCGACAACGCCTTGATATACGTCTTGGTTTCCAGGTATGTCATCAATAACAACTACGGTGTCAGTATGAGCGAATTTTTTACAATCATGGACATCTTGGATTAAATCGTCTGTACTATGACCCCCATCAATATGAATTAAATCATATTTTTGTGTCGGAATATGTTTTTTTATAGTGGTATGACTATTGCCAGCAGTAAATATGCAGTCATAATTCTGTGCTAAATAATCGCAACTACCCTTGGTATAAGGATGGCTAAATAAATCAAAACCTAGTACTTTTAATTTTGGATTAGCGTACAAACACAAGCCTACAGAATGTCCTCCATTAATTCCTACTTGAACTAAACTTTCAGAAACTCTAGACAAATTGTATAAGTTGTTTCTTAGTGAATACTTCTCTGTATCTAAAACAAAATGGCTGGCATGATTGTATAGGCAATTTCCCTCAAAGTCAGGCAAATATGGTTTTACAGATTTATTTAAGTTTTTGACTATTTCAGAATCAAGAAATTCGTTGTCATTAAGCATTAATTATTTCCTTTGCCATTTCTAATCTATATTGATTAATTTGATTGTGTGTGTAACCAAGCCTCTCTGCTCTTTTCCACGATGTGCCGTGACCTAAATGATATACTTCCATATTAGGAAAACCTGTTTCTTCCGGATCGTAGTGCCTGCAAATCTTGGTATGATGTCTTGAAATATTAAATACTTTCATTATATCAGAAAATGTGTTTTGATGATATACAGCTTCAAGGAAGTCTTGATCCCCAAAACATCTTCTATTTCTTTCTTCATAATGTTTTTTGCACCAATTAACAATATTATTTTTTTGTTTGATTAAGAATAAAATATATTTTTCCCAACCATGACTGTCTCCAGAGGCAAAGCATGAACAACATTCGTCTCTCCAATGTACTTTACTACTTATCTTGTGATCAAATCTAAAGCTTTTATTTATTACATCATAATCAGATATAAAAGAAGGCTCTTGTATTGTGTGGAAAGCAGCTATTTCTCTTTGTGTAGCCAACCAATATCTATGAACTGGATTTTTTTGTTTTAGTCCTGCACCTCCCCTAACTTCTATATGTACTTCTTGCACTAAGTCCATATATTGATTAAATAGTGATGATTTTTTGGCATCATCAATAGACAAAATGATAGGATCAAAACCTTGCTTTTTCCAGCTCTCTTCCCACACACCTAGCAAGCTCTCATGCATTTCTTGATCTGGATCATTTAGATTTTCATAATATGTATATATTTTTGTCATAGCGTATTGATTTCACAAGGGACATCAAAAATTTTACTAATCCAATAAACAAAACCAGACCCCCAATCATACACACTGTAAGATATATTGCTTTTGCTTTCAGAAAGAATCTTTACATCTAAAGCTGTGTGTAATAATTTTTCATCTTCTATGTCTTGATTTTGAAAATCAGTAAAAGTAAGGGTAGAAGGAGCATAGGATGTATGAGTGCTCTTTTCGTGTATAATGTGTATCTTTTTGCTCTTGTTGACCTTCTTAAAGTATGCTTTTAAATCATTGCAGTCCGACATAATGATTAGATTTTTACACTTACTATCTTTCAAATATTTTTTTGCCATTTTGTAGTATTCACTATAGTCATGATCAAAAGATTTGTAATTAGGATTTTCTTTAATATACTCTGGCAAATCAGATATTTGCTCGTCTAAGTGAGATACGCTTTTTCTGTCGCCTAGCCTAAAGTGTAAAACATGATAGTCTTTTATATTAAGTGTTTGATAAAGATTTTCTACATCTTTATGAAAGTAAATATGAAATTTAAAATATCTTTTGCATTTATCTGTTAGGTCGTAGTTTTGTAAGAAACATCTAGCATTTCTGTCATAGTGCGGCACAATTAGAACATCATGATAAAATGAAGATATTGCTAGATCTTTTGAACTACTTATGGTCTCGTTAAGTATCTTTTTCATGTGCATAGACCAATTTTGGGAACCTCTATTGGATTCTGCTTCTACTTCTAAATCTATGGGCTCTGATTGCGTTTCAGGGGCTGTGGTTAAAATAAACTTACCGATAGGGTGCTGTTTAAAATCAAGGGTTACAGAGGTTTGTGTGTGATGACACAAGTTTTCAAATAGATGGACAGAACCTCTGAGAAAATCCCCTATACCACCACTAAATCTCTTGGTGTAGCAATTAGTTACACTTTTTAAATTTGATACATTTACAGGATATATACTAGACAGCTCAAAATGAGATAAGTCATAATCATCTCTATATAGTTGTAAAATAAAATTATACAAGATATCCATATGGTGTCTTTGTGTAATCACCAATATGGATTTTACCAACCATTCATCTAACTGAGACTTATCTTTGCAATAGTCATACTGTAAAAAGTATTCAGCAAAAGATACTAGGTCTCCAGTATTAACAAAGTCATGAAGTATCTCTTTAGGTTCGGTCATTTTGTTCCTGTATCCATTTATATGTCTTCTCTAATCCATTATAAAGTGTCATAGAGGGCTGCCAACCTAATTCTTTTTGTAAAAGTCTATTATCAGAATTTCTACCATTAACGCCTACAGGACCGTCTATATTTTTATACTTAACGTTTTTACCAGAAAGTTTGATAATCATTTCTGCAAACTGATTGATGCTCACCATTTCTTCACTGCCAATGTTAACTGGCCCAGTAAAGTTTGATCGTGTTAATCTTAATGTACCTTCTATACATTCATCAATATATAGGAATGATCGTGTTTGATTACCTGTTCCCCAAATTTCAATAGTACCACCTTCTTCTGCCCTAATAACTTTTCTACACAATGCAGCAGGAGCTTTCTCTCTACCTCCATCCCAAGTGCCTTCTGGACCAAATATATTATGATACCTAGCTATGCTTACGTCTAATCCATGATTTCTTTGTAATGCTAAATAAAATCTTTCACTAAATAGTTTTTCCCATCCATATTCACTATCTGGTGCGGCTGGATATGCAGAATCTTCGCTACATTTTGGGTTGTCTGGATCTTCTTGATTATATGCTGGATACATGCAGGCACTACTGCTATAGAATAGTTTACCTATTTTTTTGTTGACAGCTATTGAGCCTATGTTAAGATTAATTTGTGCAGAATTATGCATGATACCCGCATCGTTCTCTCCAGTGAAAATATATCCTGCTCCACCCATATCTGCTGCTAGTTGATAAACTTCGTCAAACACTTCTCCATTAGGTAAAGACATTACTCTTTCAGCATTTCTAAAATTACACAAATCTCCTAATGCAAAATCATCAGCTTCTGTTGTAGAGAAATCTGGTATCTTTAAATCTGCACCTCTTACCCAATATCCATCTGCCTTTAATCTTTTAACAAGGTGCGACCCTATGAATCCACCGGCTCCACACACTAATGCTGTTTTCATTTTTATTTACTTTCTATAGCTTGTTATATTTTCTGTTATTTAGTTAAAAATATTAATTATTTCAGGCCAGTTATTTTCAAAACGAATAGCTTTATCATCAATATACGCCATAGCTCTAGGCTTTTCACTTGTTACATATTTTATATATTTGAGTATTCCGTATTTGTCAAGCCATTCCTCTACTAATTCTTTGCCTGTTTTATTATTTACTAAGGGTCTGTCTGGTTTAGCTTTAGCTGTAAATATAACTATATCATAGTGTTTTGACAAAGTTTTTATAGCTTCAATTGATCCTTCTATCGGATCGTCATATATTGTCCCATCGTGGAAGCCTTTAGAATTTTTGTGTATTACATCATCAAAATCAATAGCTATTTGTTTTGAATGATCTTCTATTGCAAGCTTCTCGTATTCTTTTTTATTCATCTAAATTCCTTATGTCAAAATAAGAATCTTTACTTTTACTAAAACATAAATCTATATTATTATAAATTTTGTAAGCGCATTCTTCAGGGGTTGGTAGTTTTGGATACATGTCTTGAAACTTTTTAACGGAAGGCACTTGTTTAAAATCTATTGTCTTTATATAGTCTTGCATTTTGGTTTTTATAACACCAGGAGCCAAAGATAAAAACTCAATATCTGTACACTCTTGGTTATAACACGAAAGCATTTGCTTAAAGGCAGCTTTACTAGAACAATACAAAGACCAACCAAAATATGTTTTTATGGCAGCACCTGACGATATGCCTATCACTTTTTTAGCTTTGTTATTTTGTATTAAGTAATCAATAATAATTTTGTTTGACCATACATTAACATCAAATATTTTTTTATATTCCTTAATGTCTATTTCATTAATTTTTTTAAGATCACCTAACATACCAGCATTTAAAAAAACATATTCAAAATGATCGATATTTTTGCACACTGTTTTGACATAGGAACTGACTTGAGACAGGTCACTCAGGTCACAGTCTTTTCTATTGATAGTGTATACAGAATGGTTGTTTGAATATATTTTATATAGTGATTTTCCGAGTCCGGACGTAGTACCTGTGATAAGTATTTTTTTCATACTTTAAAAACCTCAGGGTTAAAATTGTCTTTATCATGTCCTGTAATTTGTGAGCATATAGTATCAAATTTGTCTATAGATAAATTCAATTCATTGGCTGTTTTAGCATAGTTATCTGTTAGTCCGTAGGAAGAAGTGATAAGTTCATGTACTAAAGGTTGGATACTTAATATATTTTTATGTCTAAATATTAAGTCAGATAATTTGGATATGTCAGACTTCTGTATTATATGCTCAAGTTTAAGGTTACCAGAACCTTTGCCCATTCCACGCACTGATGTGTCTGTGCTATCTATTTTGTTTTTTAATAATTCTTTATAGTTTGTAACAGCTAGTCCCATATGATCGTGTAAATGGAATCCCACCTTTTTGCCTCTAGATTTTAATACATCAAATGCTGGCGTAAATCTTGATAAATCTTTGGTTAAATCTAATGACCCATGAGTATCAGCAAAATATACATAATCAAATGGGAAGTCTATAACTTTGTGGGCTACTTCAATTGCTTCTTCTTGAGTATAGTTTGACGCATTAAAAACATTAAAGCTAATATTAATTTTACAAAACTCTTTTAGAGCTTTACCAAACGACAGGGCGTTACAGATATCTTCTTTTCTAGAACACAATCTGATCATAGATATTTCTGATTGATTTACGCTAGGATATTTTTTAACATCATGGCTACAATAATGATAATCTATCATTACGGAAATGTTATTCTTGTTTTGTTTTTGTGATACTTCACAGACCTTGTCGTAGTCTAGATTATAGAAAAAATTTTTACTTTTTGAAGTTTGTCCCCAATATCCTAATTCAATTGTTTTTACTTGAGTTAAGCTGCACATCAAATTGTAGTATTCTCTAGCAAATTCTATAGGCCAATCGAAATCTACAGCATGACCACCATCTCGTAATGTAACATCTATAATATCAATCACCATACCACCTTCTTGCTAGCTCTAAGTCTTCATGGGTATCTATTTCAATAGACTCTTCAAATGATAGTGGATAAAAGTATGGGTTAGATCCTGTCCTGTTTTTATGTTCTTTGAATGTTTGTTTGGTAAATATAAAAAAGGCACCATTGCCTAATATTATAGGTTCTAAGTTCTGCGTTTTTTGAATATGTTTCGGATCAAAATTAATTGGCTTATTTCTAAAATATGCAAATTCCTTATGCTCTGTGCATGCCTGAACAGTGTCATAGCCCTCACTTAATTTTTTACTAGCTTCCTTCATTGTAGAAAGCTTTATAAATGGTGATGTTACATGTGGCGTCACAATAATTTCTTTATCATCTACAACATGTTCATCTAAAAATCTATCAATCATTAATAATACAGGACTGACACCAAATGTAGCATCTGTTTCCAAAGCAATATGTTCTGGTAATCGCTGATAGGCATTTCTGCATGATCTCAGTATTCTTGGGCTATCTGTATCAACAAACACCTCTTCATTTGTAAGTTTGTCTAATAGGTGTAACCACAAAGGCTTGCCTTTTAAAATTACAAAATTTTTATCTGTAACCCTCTCAGACTTGTCTTTTACAATTACAAAAAACTTCATATTATTCAGCTATAAAAGTGCAAATGATTTTTCTATCTCTAATAGGATCTAGTTCCACAGCAAATATACTTTTCCATTTGCCTAGTATTAATTCACCATTATCAACAGGTACTGTTTGAGATGAGTCAAAAAACAAATATCTAATATGAGAATGTCCATTAATTCTTTCGTCTGGCGGGGTGTCGTTCCTCAATGATATCATATCATGCAAATATTTAGTATTTTTTTGCACACCTTCCGGTTGTTTAGCTATTGGTGCATATGCGTCTAAGAAAAATCTAATATCAGCATGGTGCAGAATTTCGTTTTCCGTCATCCAAATAGCTAAGGTGGTATGTGGAGAAAATACATGGATAATACCAGACTTATTCCAATCTTTTGCAAATTCTTTGATCTGTGGAGTAAGGTTGGTGAATAATTTATCGGTATTTAAAGTGATGTATTTCTTCATAGTATCTTACAATTTTGTAATATTTTTATTGCCTCTTCTGTTGGCTCTAAATCATTTGATAGTCTTGATGGCTGTTGATCCAACAGCAAACAAAATGTAGCATCTATGAAGCCTTTGTCGTGTAGCCATCTTATAATATTGATTTCTGAGTTTTTGTCATGGCAAGATTTATTATTTTCTTCATTTTGAAATATTTTATCTTGTACATAAAATGATTGTCTAACTTCATTATTTACAGAAAAACCAAACACATATAATTTGTCCTTAGGGAATTTTAGTATATGATTACAAATTGCAGCAATACCTGTTCTGGGCTGTTTTTTAAAAAGATAAGGACACTTATTCTCCCGTAAAAAACTATTATAGGGACCAGCACGATCTATACTATGTATAATTGTATATTCGTCAATATTAAAATTATCTGTAAAATTTTTAATATATTCTTCTTTATAGACGGTTTTGTAGTCTTTCATTAAAGACGATCCGCTTTTCTTTCTTTGTACGATATTGGTATATAAATGAGAACACAAAACTATAGAGTCTTTTATAGATCCATTATTTCCAGAAGGAATACCCATATTGCATCTAATATTTCTATCAAATATATCAATTAGGCTATTGGCGTTTAAATTATTGTAAGTCTTGTTGCCTAATATTAAAATTGATTGATTGTTCATAACAATATTATTTTCTTATAAAACTATATATATTTCTACCATTAGAATAAAAGATATCATAATTATGGCTAGTGAAAAAATTGATTAATGCAACATCTCTTTGATTATCTCTATTAGTGTTGTAGTCGTGTGTTTCCATGCATATTTGTTGAACACCCAAACAGTCTTTATAAATATCATATTCAGCACCCTCTATGTCTAGCTTAATTAATGAAGGTTGATATTTTCTAATTAATCCTTTAAGGGAAATCGTTTTAACTGTATAGGTTTCTGAACCTACGCTTTTCATATCAGGGTTAATACTATCTGACACATGATTGGGGTTATTGTTTTTATATAAAACTAAATCTTTATCATCTAATGTATAAACAGCCTTATTGATGAAAGTAACATAGTTTAGTTTCTTGTCCTGATTATATCTCAAGGCTTTTATTGTAGGATCGACAGCAATAACTTTGACATCTCTATACAAATGTAAAAATTCACTAAAGCTATAGTCTTCACCTACGCCTAAGTCTAAGATTGTATCATTAGTATTTATAGAGTCTAAATCTACATAATAACCCCCATAGTGATTGCCTGCTCTTAGTATATTCATTTAATAGCACCTATCTTTGCAACAAATTCTTGCCATTCTCTCTTCCATTTGTCAAACGGTATAGTCTCTTGTAGCCATCCAATTGGATCATACATATCATAATTATTATAAATTTTTTCTAATTTTTCTTTGATTAATTTAGTATTGGACCTATCTTTCCAAGAAATAATTTCACCTATTCTTGGGTCATAATCTCCATCAAACAATCCGGCTTCTGTAGACAAAACCGGAAGTCCACAAGCTATAGCATCCATTACTGCATAAGCATTGCCTTCGTGATAAGAAATACACATGTAAATATTATGATTTTGATAGCCGGTTTGTTTATTGTGTTGTCCACATTCTAAATTGTTGAATGTAAAATTTAAACATTCTGAACGGATATTATTTATAATTTTAGATCCTTTAGACTCCGTTCTCCAATCCCCAACTACAGATCGGCCTTTAGTAACAGCCTTATCAGCTTTTGTCTCTACTCCATGCAGTATAACAGTGTCGTCAGTAACTCCATGATGTTCTTTGGCTGCTCTTTCTGTAAATTTAGAAATACCCACAAACCAAGTGTTGGGTCTTTTTCCCATACCTTCTTGTTGTTGAACGAATACATCTCCGTCCCAAATAACATTCCTCTTTTTGTGTTCGGCAGCCATACCGTGGTGTACTGCGATTACCTTAAGCGGTTGAGGTATTTCGTTAATAAAACTATGATCAGTTATTATTAATGTTTCATTTATATTTAGTGTAAACCAAGGAATGTTTGACTGTCTAATTACAGACCGTATACCAGGAAAAGCTTTACGCAGCTCATAATCGAATCTAGCGACACCACCGAAAGATCCTGTTTCATAATTGGTGGGGGTATAATGTATAATATTCATTTTAAAAATTTAGATTTGCATAATGTCCTAATTTTTTCTTTTACGCTATCGTCCCACAAAAATTCCTTTACCATTTTATTATATGGCTTATAGTTTTTCCAATTTTGTGCATAGTGGTCTGCGTTGCTATGCTCTCCCCATTCTCCAATATACTGTGCATTCATAGTAAAGGTGGATATTTTAATAAAATTATTTAAGGCTAGAAACCCACTCATAACACTGTCTTGACTAGTTACTACCTTACTTGGGTCCATGTCGTATTGATCACAGTACTCCAATATTTGTTGATGCGGCCTACCCCTATAGTCATCTGGTAGCATAGCATAGTAAGCTTCCATAAAAGGAGCCACAACATCATATGCTCTTTTAAAAAACCCATATCCCCAAATATGCTCCATTTGCATAAATTTGTTATTATTTCTCTCTTGCTGTTTATCCCAATCGTCGTATCTTGTAAGATAGTCACAATACTTAAAAACATCTGTGTGTCTATGAATTTCACCAAAACAACTCACCATACTAATATCTTTATCATCCTGGAATTTATCCATTAATAAATTCAACTGTTCTAGATAATAGTCATTTAATACTATGTCGTCTTCTATGAATATAGCAGAATCTGCTCTATCAAAAATAAATTCTCTTGCTCTTTTTTGATTAAAAGCAACGCCTAAGTTGCATTCACTAGCAAAGACTTTGGATTTAGGAAAATGCTTACTAAAAACATCTACACTGTTTTTTACTTTGGGCTTATCATCCGTTAGTATTCTTGCACCATCTTGAAACAAAAAAACCTCAGCGTCCTTGACTTGAGGCTTTAATGCTTGCAATACTTTATCTAAATAATCTGGACGATTATATGCATATACTATTATTGGTCTTGACATTATAATCCTAGATACTGTAGTGGAGTTAACTCTTGGTTAGTTTATTATAAACCAAAAGAGCAACCACGCCACCACCAATTCCCATAAAAATTCCCGCAGGCTCTAACGCACTATAAAACCCTAATAAATAAGATACTGCTCCACCGCAATACGATCCAGCAACACCAAGGGCTACAGTTTGGAAAAACCCTAATTTTTCTTCGCCGGGGACTATACTCTTAGCAATAGACCCTACAAAAATACCGTATACACACCATATTAATAAACTAAACATTACTTACCTCTATTAAAGAATGAACTTGTTCGTGACTCAAATCGCTTGCAGCGTCCAATATTTTCTCACACAAAACACTTCCATGTTTTTTATATTCTTCCCTTGGCATATTTTGTCGTAATATTTTTTTAAGACGCATTTTGGTATACCATCCACGCCTTACACTTAATGTTTTAATATGACTAGCATAAGCAGTACATTTTTGTTCAGTACTAGTCAGCATTTTGAGTTCTGTTTTATTACAATCTTGTATAACTCTGATTAAAGTAAGAAATACCCCAATCAGCATAATAACAGCTATGACACTACCAAAGTTAGCCTTCGGATCTATGTCAGAATCTATAGCAATTTTTTCTGCAATTGTTTCTAATTCATTCATGATATTACTTCGGCCTTATGTTAATATAAAATTTACCATCCCTGGCTCCAGTTTTTAAAATACCATCCGATGATACTTGCACTTTAGCTTCAACTGGCGGACCTCCACCTATGACTGTAGGAGCATATCCAGCAGTATTAGTTCCAGCAATTGGATTATACCCTGCAGTATTATACACTATATTGTCGTCAATATTATTAATAGTCGTTTTTAAAATTTTGTTGAATAGTTCTCTATTACTCATCGTCTTTTCTGTCTATAAAATATTGAGCTATATCTTGTTTGAATTTTGGTTTATTGGGCAGTAACTCTATCAGACCTTCCGTAATTTTTATGTCTGTATCTGGGTCATAGTTGTGGTTGTGTAGTATTTCGTTTTTTTCCCAATACTGTCTGTTGGCAGTATTTCCATGATACAAATGCTCTATACTACCTTTAATACACCCAATTTGGCCGTTGACGTTCTCATTATTTTTGAGGGCCCATAATAGGTATTTACGCCTCATTCTTGGGGGTAGGATTAATACTTGCTGATGATCCCATAACCCTAGCCAAGCTATTAATTGTAAAGCGTCATTATTCCCTAAAACATCACAATCAAACAATCCGTCATCTATTATATTTCTCCTCATTGCCCAACTAAAACCTATGGCTGGCCAATCTTGCTTTTCTTCATTAAGATGATCTTGTGCAAAGGATATCTTATTGTGTGTAGAATTAGTAGACTTCTCGTATACTTGATCGAAACATTGTGCTACAGGATATTGATTTAAAACTTTATCTATGTCTTTTAATATGTTGTTATTATTAAAAATAATATCACAATCTACCCAAACAATGATGTCTATATTATTGGGTAGGGTATCTATCAAAACATTTAACAGTCTCTCTTTTTGCCAAACTATATTAGAGGTTGTTCCTTTTAGCTTTATACTGTCTTCTATAAAAAAATCCTGATCATCAATGGCGAGTTCTGCTGTATAAATTTTGTGTGGAAAACGTCTACGAAACTCTATATAGTTATTCTTAATCCTATTAGAGTTTGTAAAATTGAAGTACGAAGTTATAAATGCTGTACTCACAAAATATCTTTAATTTCGTTGTGCAATTCTGCCTTATCGCTAGCCCATTGCCATAAACCATTACTACCTAATTCAATATCCTCATTAATATCAAACAGATGTTTGTTTAATATATGTGTATAAATTGGGCGTTGACTACTAGTGGTGGTAATTTTAATGTCATTTAAATGATTTAATTTATTTTGCACAACCATAAAGTCATTGATAGCTTTGGTTAATAGGGGTAGACTAATATCTTGATGGAAATCACGACAAAAACTGTTATTCCAAGCTCCTTGCCAAGTAACAATTTGATGTAATTCATTATTGCCTACAATAGAAAAATCATACAAGCCCTTAGGTAAAACATCTCTTCTTACAGCCCAAGCCAAATCATACCTACCTATATTAGATATGACAGGATTATTCTTTAGACTATATTCCTCACCTGCCTGTTTGATTTTTGCTAGATACCCCAACTGATCATTAACATGGCTAAAAAGTTGGCATATAGGATATTCGTCTAATGCAACTGTTGCCTTTTTGTACCATGACAAATCTTCAAAAATAATATTGGGATCTAACCAAGCTATTTGGTCAACAGAAGACTTTAGTGATTCTATACCTATGTTAATTAATCTTTGTGGTTGCCAAAGCATATTAGATTCGTCGGCAGATATCCTAATAGAATCATCAATCCAAAAATATTGATCGGCAAAAGCAACCTCTACTACAGTCAGAGGAGCGTTAAAGTTATTTTTAAACTCTTGGAAATCCTGTCTAACTTTGTCAGAATTATTAGGATTAAAATAGTAGGTTATACATCGTAGCATGGTTATCTATAAATTATATTACTTTTTTGTTTTGATCCATCTTCTGGCTCGCAATAATTGCAATCAATTTTCTTAATTCCGTCACCACTAATATACCATCCTTTACCTTTGCAAACAGGACAGTCTTTACGTTTTGGCTTTTTGATAACTGTATCATTACCGGCAGCAGCTTTTAAAACTGCTCCAGCTAAAGTTACTACAGAAGTGGTGCTGTATTTAGGTGTTGCAGCAAAAGCCACAGTCATCATTAATACTACGCAAAATAATTTATTCATTTCTTAAGCCACCTATCTAATAAATCTTTTAATGGCCTTTTGGGTTTTGTAATATGTTTGTCTGTACTAAATAACTTCATAATACCCAATATAAAATCTGTTAAAATTCTAATTAATTGATTCATAAGAAGCTGATCTATCCAGCCACCCTTATGTTCATCTTTTTGTTCATCTGTCATAGATAACTCTCAAATCCATAGTCAGGAAGTTTTTGTGGTGGAAATCCATTAAAATCACTAAAGGCGTAAGCTCCGTTTTGCCTTAACATACCAGCCGCTACGTCTGCGTGTATTAAAAAAGAACCATCAGGAATAGGACCCCAATCTGGATGGCCCCCAGAGTTCCATTTACCCCAGCTATTTTGTACAAGAAAGGCCGGTTCATCGCCCGTATCATCACAGGCTGTCCATGCCATTGCGTGAGCCCATGACCCACTTTTACGAGCGAATCCCTTAGAGCTACGTTTGTTAGAAAATCCATAACCACTACAGACACTTAAGCCATACCCATTAGCCAGTGCATCTCTGGCTTCTTCTACTGTTCGGATTAATGACACTGTTCTAATTTGATGATCGTCTGCTTTTGCTAAAACCTTATCCGGCACTCCACGACCGCCCCAGTTTGTGCCTATCTTACTATTATACTTGCTAAAGTCGCCTACCCCAGGATAATTCTTACGCACAAGAACACCGCCTGTTTGACTCACAAACGTAGCAGCACGACTACAACTCATACCCTGTCCAGTATGACCTCTAGCTCCGTATATTGCTTCTGTAGCACCTCTAGCAAGCCAGCTTTCTTTATCTCCCTTTATATCTATTTCTACAGCTCTAGTTACATCACATCCGTTTCGTGTAGCATGTGAAACGCAATCGCCTGTAGTCTGTCGTTCTGTGTAGGCATTTTTGTCAAATTTCAACACAGACTTATATGGTGTTGACAGTTTACCCTTACCGCTATTTTTTATTTTCTTAGCACCGTCTGTAAAGTAGGCATATTTAGATGTAGCAATTAAGTCATCATAGACATGCTGTTCCCAAAGGCACCCACTAAAGCCTTTTTTGTATTCATTGTATAATTGTTCTGGTGTCATTCTTGCCATTATTTACTACCTTGATAGAATGCCCAGCTTAAAGCCCTGAAAGCTTCAGCAGACTTGGATCTTAAATCATCACTTAACGATACATCATCATCCCCAATAGCAGTAACCACCAAAGACCTAGAGGCTTCTGCAAGGTTAGGGTACTTATCTTTGATATCTAATCTCAGCATATTGCCAGCAATAGAATTAACTTGCCTAATAGCATTAGTGTCTTTAACTACTTGATCTTCTCCATCTAGCTCTATTAGTGTTGCTATGTCTGCATATAAAGAAGATAATTTTAAGGCATCTGATTTTCTAGTAGAATCTTCAGATGATTGCAGTATTTCTTTGATTTCTCTTGCTTTTTCTAGTAGATCGGTGTCTGAAGGAGCATCTACAACATATGATTCAACAACAGACACATTATCTGAAGGCGTAAAAATATTACCCAAATCTGGCTTAACTAAACCAAACAATACTAGAATTGCACCTATCGCTAATAATACTTTATTCTGCATCGTCTTGATCTCCACACACTGTTGGGCTTAAATAAGGAAACATAGTATCGGCTACTTCAACAGCTCTTTTGCATCCACTTTTTTCTGCTAAATCTCTGGTCTGCTTCCAAGAAACAACCAGATCGAAAAACAGATTTTCAGTCTTAGCATTTTTCACAACAGATGGTACTTTGACAACTACTGTTGATGAGCCTGTTTTACTTTTAATCTTATCTACCAAATCCATAATAAATTTTTGTACAGGGCTTAGCTGATCCTTAAATAGCACCCATATAATTATACCAGCACCAGCATATAAAGCCAAATCCATTGTGCTTAATTTAGAACTAAATTCATTAAAACTTTCTGTAAAATTCATATCACCCCTCTACTTTTTTCTTTATAAATATTCCGGTTTCCCTAAACGTGGTAACTAACGCATCAATGGTTGATCCAACCAATATCATTAAAAATGCTTTTACTGATTGATGGAATAAAGGTTCTAAAAAATTAGGAATCATAGGTATGTCTACTGATTTAAAAACCTTATCATAAAAATTAGATATAGCATCTAGCGCTACTTTCTTCTTTTCTGGACCACTTAGATCTGTGCCAATTTTTTCAATTATCCGGATAATACTAGCTGTAGCTAGTTGTAAAATTTTCCAAGCCTCACCAACAGCAATCCTTTTGGCGTCATTTAAGGCTTCTTTTATATTCTTTGTTAACTCATCTACTTCACCATAAATTAATTCTTTTTTTTCTTCGCTCATTATTATTACCTTAATGTAGTGTTATGTAGGGTTGTATATCTTTATATGTGGAGCCACCAATACCATTTATATCTATCAGCTGTTCAACGTAATCAAATCCGTCATTTTGTTCTCTGTATTGCAGAATTTTTTCAGCAGTAGAAGGGCCTATGTGTGGAAGTTGTATTAATTCACCTAGGTTTGCTGTATTTATATTAATTTGATTATATTCTTTGTCAACTCCTACATAGTCTTCTAGTTCTCTACGGTGTTGTTCCGAAGCCTTTTGTTTATTCCTGCCCTGTATATATCTGTAGAATATAGCAGTCTGTCCGCCAATTAGTATGACTGACTCTACAGCATGAGTAACAACCGTAATCAGTGTGTCTTTTGTATCACTTTCTGTAATGATACCAGCTAAGAACAAACCGCTAAATATAAAGCTTACTAAAGTAAACCAAAATTCACTGGTCTGATATCCTTTAGTTTTCATTTATTTACCTTATGAGGCTGTGTCCCCAGAATAGTAACGAGTATCATCAAATCTATTAGTATATTTTGTTTCTATTTCAGTAGCAACAGGTTGGGTGAGGGGATAGTCGTTACGAGTTCTGTTTGCTTTTACATTAGCAAAAGTATCTGATCTACTAGGTTGAGTAACAATAGAGCCCTGACGAGCCGTGTTGTCTTGTAATACGTCGGAAGTTGCCATGATAATGCCTCACTGGTTAATATTTAAAAGCTAGTATAATATACACCACTATGTCTGTATGAAATCCCATCTAGCCATATCTATCGCATAATATTCTTGAATTTGATCAATTTGAGATTTAGTTAATACTGGTTTTTCTGCTGTTTTTGATGGGTTGATTCTTTTTAACGGAAAGTCTAAATCCAATAATTCTGCTGCTTTTTCTAGCTGATCATGCATTCTAAAATAATGTAGATTTTTAGCATGGAACCTCTCCTGAATTAAAAAGTGTATATTTTTATATATTGGCGTGCAAAAACGGTGATACATTATTCTTTTGTTGGTGTGTTTTGCTATTTTAAGCACTTTGTCTGTTTCGTTGATCAGGTCTTCTATGATTTCTTCCACTGTAACTATTTGTAGTAATTCTAAAAAAGCTACGGATGATTTAAATTTTTCTACGGGATCACGAAATATTTGTATTACCGGCCTGTCAGGATGGAACCTTTTGGGCACTTTGTTATGGTACGCTAGTTGATCTGTAGCTAGTCTTTGGGGATTAATCTTCTTCAGAAATTCTGGGTAATATCTTTTGAGTATTGCATAAGCAAAGCTATTGCTGGCACACTTAGGATTAAAAGCAAGCAGCCAGCTTTCGTTACATATAAAGTATTTACTCATTTATGTTTTGAGATTTAATTCTCTAGTGCTTCAATAGCTTTAGCCAGTGTAGCTATCTGTATTTTAAGATCATTCATGACCTCTGTATTCTTTTCCAATGCTCTAAACAAGATATTGCTATCTTCTTTATGCGTATTTAATCTTTCCATAATAAACTGCCTATCTTTAGAATACTGACTTGCTTCTGACTGTGCTGCCAACATTGCTTCTACATCCTTGCGATTCACTAAACCTTTAATGAAAGTTGTCCAGAATCCTACCAATGCTATAATAATACTAAGCATAGACATTGTTAGGTTTTCAAAGAAATGACCCACGGTTGGTTCTGCCATTTTTATCTCCAAGTAAATATAAAAAATAGACCAATAGTTTTTACACCATTGGCCTAATTTAAAACTCAAAAAGCACAAAAATTAAGTAGTCTTAGCTTCGTAATCTACGCTTGATGGATTCTTAGCACCAGTTCTGAATGTGAGTTCACCAGCACCACCAGCACCACCATTAACAGCTTGGTCAATAGGTGTGTCGCCAACAGTTGTAGGATTGTATGCTGTAGTCACTCCACTAGGAACTGTGCTGAAGTTACTTGTTTGACCGGATATGCCAAACATATTAAAATCACCAGCACGAATACGGGTTGTGGTATCAGCTACCTTTTGACTAACTAGTTTATGAACAGATACTGTAGAAGGTCTAACTGGTGTTTCATAAAGTTCACCAATACTTACCACAGTATTAAGTGTAGCCCCGCCTAACCCCAGTGCTCTTACGTCATCAGAAACTGTAGATACTGTTGATCCATGTACATCTACCGTATCATCAGATGATTTTAAGCTTTTAGTTATAGGGCTGTCGCTAGATGTAGTTCCGGTATTAATAGCAGAACCACCATTATTCACCGTTGTGGTGATTGAGCTATGTGCTTTTCTTGTACTCATTATTAATCTCCATGGTTAAATAGGCATATATGCAATAGTGCTATACCCCAAAATGGTTGATATTGGCTTAATTTTATGAAGGGTATTTATAGCTGGCATTAGAGCCAAAATACCCATCATAAGGATTAGCTGTTGTAAACCAAGCTGCTTCTTGTCCAGAAGGAAGCGTGGCCGCATGAAGTATACATTCTGTTTGGTTCTTAATGAATGGCAAAGCTACATATATCGCGTCAGGAGCTACGTCTGCAGCACCATTAGGTGAGGTGCAGCCATCATCTGGACAGGCAGCTTCATACTCAGCATATGTTTTCCAGATTGCTGGACCATACCAATGGGCAGTATATTCAGATTCAGGATCACTAGGATCTCTACCACTGACAATCCATCCTGGACCTTGATAATCTAAATAATCATCACCAGTAAGCGAGCCACCAATCTCTCCTGCAGCTCTCCACATTTTTTGTCTACATTCTCCACAAACGCCGCAGTGTTTAGGTTCGCATGTAGCTGAACCACTGACAGCGATATCAAAAATTCCCCCAATAGTATCTATGGTTTTTGTTTTAGGTGTTGCTAAGAACGATAAATTTGGTAAAGCCATTTTTTATTTAAACCTTTTTTCAAGAGGATTCGCCATCACAGAATGTTAAGGTTGTACCTGTACAACCATCTAAACCATCCAAAATAGAATCTTGTGCTTCTTTAGTAAGATCTTTTAATCCTGGCATATTACGGGCTTGTTTCTTTGCATTATCAGGCAGCACTATTTTGAGATTTGCTGTTACAACAACAGGCTTTGACCAACTTCCTCCTGTTTTGCCTGTAGCAGGGCAGCACTCTTGTTCTGGGTTTGTTACCTGTGCTAGTTTGCTTCTAGATATAATAGCTTGTCCACTCGTGCTATCAAATTCTACCCATCCGGTTTTAGCAAATTCTCCTTCTGCTTTTGGAAATCTGCTTATTATGTCTGTTGCCCCATCGCAGCTTTTGTAATTTACCGTCACATTTTCTACTAAATTATTTTTTATTAAATTAAATACACTTGTTCTGATATCTATTAAAGCTTGGTTTTCAGAAAACAATCCTGTTTTTAAGTCTGCTAGTTTATTTTCTGCCTTCTTTTTTGATTGATCTATAGCATATATGGTCTGCAATATTGCCAACCCTCGTGCTTTACTGTTTTCATATAGAGTAAAATATCCTGAATAAATTTCAGCGAATGCTTTGTCTGCAGATCTTTTAAACATGCCTGCTAATTTGTCCATCTTACTTCCAACACGACGACTTGAATCAAACGTTTCTCTAGGTCTTCCTGTAGTAAATTCTATATCTACTTTTCCTTTGTTACCTTCTCCGGCGGAGTCTTTGGCAAAAAGGAAGTGTGACGCTGGTGCTCCCAGAGCTTTTCTGACTGTCTTAGTAAATCCTTCTCTATAATTTTCGATCAATTGCTTTTCTTCATCAGTATAGCAATTGAAATTCAATGCAGGAATTGTAGTATTTCCACTACATTCTATTTTTTGAGAAAAATCAGGTAATGGGTCTGTACTACCAGCACTAGCTGGTACTGAGGGCAAAGTAACACCTAACACCTTCACTATGGTATCAGGACTTGTTGCAAGCTCATTAAACTTTGTCATTGCCTCTTCGATTTTGCTGGCATCTATGCGCAGAAACGCCACGCTTTTCTTGCTATCTCCAACAATCTGCTCGCTCTTCTCCTCTGCGGCTCCATATACTGCGTCTTCTAAAGCTTTTGCAAAAGGTCCGTATATTTTATTGTTTATTTCAAATTTCTTATCAGTTCCTTCTTTCCAGCCAGTAGATGCCGCAAGTACAGAATTAGTTTGTTGCAATCTACTTGCTGTACAGCTGTCAATTTGTGCTTTACGATTATTGGCAGCGGTAAACAAATTGCCTAAGTATTCAATTCTTTCTTCTAACTCACAACAAACCTTAGCCAGTGTCTTGTGATTGCTACAATCTACACTATCTGGCAGAGTCACACAACCTAATAAACTTTTGCCTCCATTAGCACAATTCTGTCCTTGATCGCAAGCATTGTCTCTAAATTGAATTCGTAAATTTTTCTTTGTTTTTACTAGTTGTTTTATAGTCGCTTCAGCCGCTTGTACAGCTGCCCTTTCCTCCTCACACTGAGTAAAAAAACTACCCACATAGCTTACATTTTTCTTACAAGTTTCAAGTGCAGTCGCTGCTTGAGCCAACGCTACTTGCGCATTGCCTAGATTTGTTTCATTATTAATAATACTATTTTTAATATCTTCGCAGGACATATTATTTTACCTTAAGTTTTATTGTTGTGGAAAATATGTAATAAAGCCGCTAAAGTTACGGGCAGGTATATACTGAGTAGTATCCTCTATTCCAAATGCAGAAAACCCAGGATAATTGTTGTCCGTTACAGGGGACGACATAGTTTTTGTTTGACTTTGTCCCTTTACTGCAACATCTCTAACTATACTGCCACCACAAATTATAGTGGTACGAGCAGATTTGTCAGAAGCTCTTGAGTCTCTACCAACTGTAGGGCTAAGGTTTCCTCCAGTAAAATCAAATCCACTAGGCGATGCGGTAAAGTTGGATACCACTACTTCTGGATTGCCGCCATCACTAAAAGTGCCACTACCTACATTGATGGTAGCCTCGCTTACTACAGCTTTATTTACATCAGTATTTGCAGAATGTGCTGTAGTTAATTTAGTAAACTGCTGCAGCGTATAATTGTTAAATCCTAAAGAAAATGTTGCCATCTTGAAACCCTTAAGTAGAATTGTGTAAGCTTACATCAATTTATACACAATTAATACTTAAAGTCTGTAAAGTAAGAATATTATTAGTTTTATAGCCATATATATCTGTTTTTTGAATAAGACTGATCTGCTTCTCATTCCAAGCATTTCCATTTACAACAACATTAATATAAGGTACTTTCTTTGCGATCATCATAGAAGCTATCAAATTATCTACTATATTATCTAACATATAGTTATTGGAAGGATAAATAGTATCAATCTGATGTGCTGCAACCATTGTAGTAATTTTGTAAAGCATATATTCTGTATATGTTCTATAATCTATAATATATCTAAGCTCAGCATTATGTCTATCACAAAGAGCTTTTTGTTCGTTAATATCTTTTCTAAATTTATCGTACTTTTTATTACACAAGGCGTGATTAGGTGCTACAAGTTCTATTATTTTAGCACCGGACTTTAAAGCGTTTTCTGTCTCTACCCTTCTTGATTCTATAGAAGATAGGCCAAAAGGATAGTCTATAACAGTAGAAAGAATAGTCTGAGAGTCTTTTAGGAGATTCTTGATAGCTCTAAGATAAGACGGCAATACAGACACCACATCGACAGACAGCTTAACTGCCTTGGCAATATTTTGTTTTACTTCTATATCGTTGGCTGCTACGTCGTAGTATCCATACTCTAAAATATTCATAGTGCTATATCTTTAATTGATTTAATATCAGGATGTTTTCTATCTCCTAATACACCATCAGCAAACCCATAGTTGACGGCTTCTTCTGCATTAATATACCAATCTCCTTGTTTGAGTTTTGTATTTAAAAAGTTTTTAACTTTAGTTGCTGTTATTTTATCGCCATACTTATCTTTGAAGAATTGTCCATTTGCACATTGACCAGCATATACGTCTAACATAACGCTACATATATGCTTTTCATAAGCTACCCAGTTTTGCACGCTAAGGTATTCGCCGCCAGCATCGGTTGATCCATAATGACTCATAAAATAAGCGTTAGGCATCATTATCCTAGTATCAGCAGCTTGTAGAATAATACTACTCATGCTTTCTGCTTGACCATAAACCAAAACACTTACATAAGACTTGCAATTAATGATAGCGTCATATATAGCCATACCATCTGACCATTCTCCTCCAACACTTTGCATGTGTATTAAAATATGGTTGTGGTTGGTATAGTCCAATGCTCTTATATTTTTAATAAAAGTATTAGCCATTCTATATTCTACGCCAGGATTTCCATCATCAGCTACAAAATGATTGTGCAAAAATATCTCTCTTGTTTTCATACTAGATGAATAGTTATGTAGATCAAAAAGTAGATCGTTTTGCTCGTTGTTATTCATGTAGATATATCCCTACTAGTTTATTGACAGTATTCATTACATTTCTATCTACAAAGTTTTTACCTATCGCTATTCTAAAACGATATCTAGTGAATATATCTAAAATTTCAATACCATCAGTTTGTTCTATGATATTAGATACTTGATTAGTAATATTAAAGTTGGTGTGACCTACCCAAAAATTAAATACTTTACTAGGTGCGCTATATTCATTATAAGGAATTATGCCCATAGGAGAAGATATTGCATACATTAAATGCTTTTGCACTTCTGCATCTTGAGATTCCTCATCTTCATCTAAATGATTTTCTTCATTTGCATTTTCTGGCCATACTGGTTCTTCGTAATTTGGCAAATAGGGGTCTGTCCATTTTTCCCATATAATTTTATTCTTCATTTTTATTAATACTATAACTAAAGTCAGAAGGTCTGACAACAGGTATTTCTTTAGATGTTTGTAGTTTGGTTATTGCTTTTAAGTTGAATAGTGTTTGTCTTATAAATTTTTCAGAATCTTTATCTTCTTGCATGGCATTGGACAATATATCTATAATAGAATCACTATAGCTACCATTATTTATATTATATAAAAGTGTAGCCAGCATTACGCCAATAGAGTCTTCATCACTAATCCAGTCTATAGTAACGTCAACTTCATTAAAAGGATCTACCTTAAATGTGACGGTTACTACAGATTGGTCTTCTAGTTCTAGATTTCTTTTTTTAAAAAAATTAAACATTTATACTAGATTTTTGATATTTTTTAACGCTTTATGTATATTTTGCCTAACGGCCTCTCTAGTTATATTAAAGCGTTGTCCTACTTTTTCAAGCGTATACCCTTCAAAGTAATACAACTTGATGAACTCTCTTTGGTTCTCTGTCACTAAATTAGAGTTTAATATATTATATATATCATTATTAAGAATATCTTCCGATTCTTTTTCTATAGCGATAGCACAAGGGTCCTTTTCCTTAGAGGGTATAGTATCCTTAATATTGGAAGAATCTTCATCTTTAGCAAAGTCTAATGAGGACTTCTTAGGTGCTTTATATTTTTTGGTAGCATAGGTCTGGATTGCCCAAATAGCACATTGGTTTCTATACGAATACCTAGTCTTTTTTTGACCGGTTTTACCAGTTCTGTTTGCATCCCACTTCCAATCTCCTTGCATAATTGCACTAGCAACATCAGAGATAGCATCTTCACTCTTCAGCATTTCTTTAGCTAAAGAGCCTCCGAACTTATTGATTGTTTTCTTAGCCAAGTTTAGATATATCTTCAGATCATCAAATTCAACATTTTCCATTATCAAGGTCCTTTGGTTCTAAATTAATTATTTACTTTTCTTCTGAGCCCTTTTCAAAGCTTCTGGTGATGGTCTGTCCTTATCTCCAGGTTTGGCTGGTCTATAATTTTTACCTTCACGAAGCTTTTTCTTTCTAATGTTCTCCCACAGACTTGCAGGAGTCATATCTTCTTTATCGTCATCAGAAGGACTAAACTTTACAAAATCATGAATAGTTGTCATGTAGTCTTCTGTTATAGCAATTTTACCCTGTAACCAACTCTCTGTCAAGTTGTTTTTAATTTTTTCGTCTTCAAGTGACATAAGTATTGATTGGGCATTTCTCATAATAGAATTTAATGAACCCACACTCATTTCTAAAAAGTCTTTCTTGTATTCATTTATATCGTCTTCTGCCTTACTTTTTAATTCTTTCTCAACGCCAGATAAAATATCTTTATAACTCATGACCTACTCCTATATAGTATTTTTTAATTTCAGGGTAAATAGTGTTAATAATTGTTTTAGCTACAGTATTATCTGAAGGATAATGTACTCCTTGCAATTCTCTAGCCTTACCACAAAGATCAACCAAGTTAGTAAATTCTTTGGTGTATTGTGGATATTTATCAGATAAGATTTCTGATATTAAAGCGGCATACATTGTGTGTCCGCTGGGATATGCTGGCGTCTTGTGTGTTTTAGTAATAATTCTATTGATTGAAATATTATAGTGTTCTGCAAGCTGATAGGGTCTGGGTCTATTATAGTAAAATTTTAAATGATCTACAATAGCTATGACAGATGTGTAATATACTGTTGTAAAAAATCTTACAGGAAAATCTAGCTCGTATTTACTTATCACTTTTTTAAATATATGCATAGGATCGTCATCTATACTATAGATTAGATCTAAATCAGCGTTACTTCTGTTCTTTGTAATACTTTGTAGATATTCAAGCTCTTTTTTAGTCTCCTCACTAGAGTTTTTGCTTGGCCCTGATACTATCTTAAATAAGTCTATATTACCTACCTCTGGAAAATCCATAGAGGTATAGCGAGAGTTTTTATATTCAAAATTATCAACGTATATAATTTTGTCTATATTTATCTGGTCGTTTACTTTTTTAATCAGTTTAGTCATTTAAGCTGTAAAAGCAGGAGTTATTTTAATTGTAAGATTTTCAATAGCTATAGGTGTAACCATAGCAGAGAATACATAAGGAAACTCTAAAAGTGGGTATGAAGCCCATTCTCCACCATCTAAGGGTTCGGCAGATGTGTAAGTGATACCTATAGATTTACTATAGTATTTGAATCCATGTTTAACCTGATCGCTGTCTGTAGTTATAGGCATATTGAACTTATTAGGTGGTGCAATTCTTGTAGCTACAACTATTGTTTGATTATCAGTAGCCCTTTCTACTCTAACAATCAAATTTCCAGTAACACGAATTTGAGGTTGGGCTGGCCCCCAAGTTAATTCTGATCTAGATGGATGTACAAGCAACTCTTTGTGAGCAACCGCTCTGTGGTCACTACTAAATAATGTTCTGTGAACCAGAATACTCCATGTTTGGTCCAGCCTAGATAGCGGCAGCCAATTTACTTGTAATATAGAATTTGGTGTGCCTAATCCTGTGCAAGTATACCCATCAAAAAAATCGTTATCCGCTAATGGAGAGTCTTTGTAATAAAATGTGTTGCCTCTATTTGTTTTGTACATGTTAGGATTTTGGCTAAAATATGAATTTTCTGGAAAAGACTTAGTCTGTTTTTTGTAGAAAGGATCTATATCATTTAATGCACCAAGTCCAGCAACACACCTTCCTTTTTCTAAATTTCTAATAAAAGCAGGAGGAAACTTTTTTATCAAACCAGGGCTATCATAAGAATATGTGCCTGCCTTAATCCAACCGTTCCACATTTTGTTAGCTGCACCTGTACCTGTTATTCCGCCATCAATGATTTGGTAGAAATCTGTAGTTAAACTTATAGGGTTTGTATTTATCGCGCCTGTAGGTGGTGGGTCAGGAGGTACTTTGGGTGGTGGAACAAAAGTGTCGGTAGGAGGATCTGCTTGAGGCGGAGGACCCGGCGGTTTGTTTGGAGGAAGACTAGGATCTGGTGCTTGCGGTGGTACTGGTTTAAATTGTGGAGGGCCTGGGTTTTGTGGAGGTTTAGGGTTTCTAGGTATCGTAGGTGTCGGGATTCTGGGTGTAGGTGGTACATGTGGTGGTTGTGGCAGAGGAAAGTCTGGGAAATCTTCATCAAAATTATTTTGTATTCCTGTGGGAACAGGACTTGGGAACTCAAATACTCCTCCGCAACCCAACTTTATAACTTCAATGGTTGGGACTGTTGGTGTCCAATTTGTAGGAAGAGTGCCAGTTGGGAACCCTAGGGTCACGACGGGGTCAAGTTCTGAAAAAAAACAATTTATTACTCCTGGTTCCTGGAGTTTTTTTCGACATTCATCGATATCAGAAGGAGTCTGTGGCGCATATGCCGCAGTTTTATATTTTTCATACAACGCCCTTCGTTCACTTTCAGAAAGAGGCAAACCTTGAAAACTTAACGACATCGCAGAGAACGTATGCTCTGAGTTCAGTATTTTATTGAATAGTTTTTTATTAGTCATAGTGTTGTATCTTTAAAAATTAGTTACATATACTGGAGCAGTGAAGTTGCCGCTACCATGAATAGCATAATAGAATTCAGGGAATGTGGTACGAAGACCTATGTTATTAAACTGAGGAAAATATAGTTGAGCATCAGTTAACGTATTAACTAAAAAGGTTGTGTTAAGTATCGTAGGATGGAAAGCTTTAGGCAAACCAATATTTGGTGTGGGGCTCAATGTGCTGCTTGCTTCTATTCCTTCAATGTCTGTACCAGTCTTGGCAGAGCGAACGTCTTCTGTTTTTACAATCACAGACCCTGCGTGTACACCCTGTTTTTTTGTTCGCTGCTTAATATGTAGGCCATATTTAATTCTTTCACGATTTAAACCGATAAAAAGATTTTTGTCAGGAATTGCTTTGTATATCATTGTTTTTTCTTTTACTAGGAATACCAAGTCGGGACAGCGTATGTATTATATCTATTAATTGCGATTGGCAGTATATTATCTGTATTGAACTCTAATACTTTCATCTCCGTACCTATTGGACGGGTTTGGCTTTGAGGAAAATTACTATCATTTAGAATTTCGATTGTTCTAGAATATTTGAAGTAAGCTGTTTTAATTTCTGCATTAGAAAGTGTTTTATCCTTGCTGGTGTAACCTATGAGTTCTGAGGTTCTATAGTGATCTTTTTGGTAATGAGCAATTTTAATTCTTCTACTAGCATCAATCTTTGGGAGCACATAATAGAAAAGAGTGCCTTCAAAATATACTTTTAGTCGTAATAATCCTTTTTGAAAGTCACCATTAGATTGTCTTAGGGACCTACGACTATAGCCAAATACATGTGTCATCACACGCTGCGTAAATGCCCGACTATAGTGCTTTCGTTGGGTAAATGACAAAGGTATATAGTTTACATTAAGCTGGGCAATGGATGTGCCCAAACCAATAACGTTATATCCATTAGAAAGGTTCCCATCTCTTAATGGAGATCCAACTACATCGCCCCAACTTCCTTCCTCACGAGTGGGGAAAAGAAGTTTTCCAGCACCGGGTACACGATATTCATTTATACTATTTCCGGCAAGGTACATGTTGTCTACAGCCGTAGTATAATTAACTTCATTATGAGCATTAAATCCATTAATACATCTTGCTGTTCTTAAATTTGCTCCATCATCTAATATTGAGCTCTCACCCCTCGTTGGCTCAATTAAATAATCTCCTGGTGCAATCCAACCATGATACATATTGGGTGGCCTCTTGGAGTCTCTTATACCTATGCTTCTAATACTACTGTAAAAACCACCTGATAATGTTAAAGGGTCTGTAATAGGATCAGGTAGAGTCACAGCAAGACTAGTTACTGCATAAACTACGCTTGGAGGCGCAGGCTGATCTGGATCTTGGGGTCTGTCTGGTGATGTTGGTGGATCAAAAGTACCAGTAGGAGGGTCTGCAGGAGCCGGTGGTGGAGGCGGTTTGTTTGGGGGAAGTTCAGGGTCTGGTTCTGGTGCTGGAGGCTTTGGCTCTGGTGGAGGATCTGGAATTTGTGGAACATCTGGTGCTGTAGGCCGTTTTGGGAATGGTGGGTCAACAGGTGGCCGAGGGGTTGGAGCAGGAAAATTTGGACCAAAATCGGTCTCAGGAACAAAAATATCTGTAGGAGGCCATCCGCTTAAACCTACACCACATACACCACCTTTATAATCCAACATGTCGTCTACAGTAGGTCTGAACCATTTATCTATTGATGGTCTACCAGCCGCTTCCCATGCTAGTCTTCTTGCTTTATCGACAGGATCTTCTGAAACACCTGAAGGATTGTTTTCTGTACCAAAGGTACTTGGGTTTTTTTCAATCCAGTAATCTGGTATACTACCTGCTGGACTACCATAAGTAAAATCAGGGTGACCTGACGCCGCAACACATCCTCCATTTTCAACAGCATCAAGCCTTTCTTCTTTATTAGGGAAAAGACGGTCTTCAGGAGTTTCTTTAGGTCTCAATCCTGGACCATATGATGCCGTGTTATAATCTCTCCCACGCGGCAATTCTGTCCGCAAACTTGTAAATACAATATTGTCATCTATACCATTAAATATTTTGTTAAATATATCTTTGTTGGTCATGATATTCTAAAAATTCGTTATATATATTGGGGGTGTGAAATTACCACTGCCATGAACTACATCGTAGATTTCTGCAAATGTCGTTTGGTATCCTACATTACCTAAGAGAGGTAAATATAAACCTTCCTTCATCAATCTATTGACTATGAAGGTTGTATTTACAGAGGCTGGATGATATGCATTTGGTCGTAATGTATTTAGCGGTGGTCTAATAGTGCCTGAAGATTCTATTTCTGGAATTTCAATGCTATCATCTGCCCTTCTTACGTCTTGGGTCTCTACGACAACAGAACCAGCATTTACACCTTGCTCTTTGGTAAGCTGCTTCATGTGTAGGCCGTATTTAATTCTTTCACGGTTTAAACCTAAATAAAAACCGGTACTAGATCTAGCTTTATTGATCATCTACCACGCTTTACAAGACCAATATCTTGCCTTCCATTTAGGACCTGGGTTAGAACAATTATGTCTAGCACGAAAACTTTTACGTCTTGCTGGATCAGACTTCTTGATCTTCATATTAGGATCACCAAAATTTACTTTGACAACATTGCCTTTTTCGTTTTTTACATATACACTACGTTTTTTTGGTCCGTCAGGAGTTAAGAAGGGTTTATTTAGTTGAACTTTTCTACCCTGATATTCTGCACCAAGAACTTTACCTTCTTCGTCATATATTTCAGAGGCTTCAATTTCTGAAACATACTCATCCCACTCTTCGTCCCAATGGCATTTAGTAGAAAGCAAATTTGCTTTTATTTTTTCTATTAATGACATTATACATATTCCTTTACTGGGTAGGAGTTATATAGTAACTTACACCAATAATAGCTCATCATGTACAATTTTAGAGGTATTATTCCACGTTAATGCTGCTGCTGTGTCTAAACCAGCTTTATTTGAACGTACATTATGCTTGTACACATATCTCATATGTTCAACAATTTGCTCCATTTGCTTAACCCCTAGCTTTGCCCACTTTCCAGAGCCATCAAACCAGATGCCATCCACAGCAGGCTCTAATTCATCTACATCCACCAAAAAACTATTGTCTTGATTACAATATGCTGTGTGAGCAGAATAATTAGTAGCAATCACAGGCTTGTCCATAGCCATAGTTTCAGGTATCTCATTGTTCCAGCCTTCTGCTCTAGAGATATAAAGTCCACAGTCAGCTTCATAAATTACAGAAGCTAACTCAGAATGAGTTTTGAGTCTATCGAAGCATTTAATCTTATCTCCTAGTTTACTTCCCATGTATAACTCTTGCCATTGCTGTATTTGTGCAGGCTGTAGGAAGGGATTGTGATTGACCATCCATAGCTCCACATCATCATCCTTTGTGAAGGCTTCGTTAAATAGATGTACAAGGATGTCGTGACCTTTCCTGACTTCCCATTTGCCTATATTAATAAAACGATATGTAGAACTCTCACTCTTAGGAGGCTTTGTACCGATGTTAAATATACTATGGTCTACGCCCAATGGACATATTTTGATTTTAGATTCGTCAATACCATGATTAGTAATAATTTTTTTAGACCATTCACAAGTCGTAAATACAACATCAGCATGTTTTAGTCCTGCTACTTCTACTTCTTTTAATTTATCTATTTCAAAAAACGGAAAGACACCATATTTACCATTACCAACCCTACTAAAAAGATCGTGCATATGCCATATCTTTAGACACGGATCACTTCTAGTATCTCCAGACATAGTGTTGTTCATGTCTTCCTGCAAAAGTTTTGCGTCATTAGGATTTTCTAGAGATATATCACCTACGGGATAAATAGAAATGTCTGTTTTTTTTCTAATGTTTTTCCAAATATTAGTAGAAGTAATACCATATCCAGTTGTATTGTTTATAGGCGCTAAAAAATTAATCATGAATATATCCTATTGTGAGTATTGTTTACTTTAATAAATGTTGTATTCTTCCCCATGTCTTTTAAGTTTTTAGCACCAATGTATGTGCAACAACTTCTCAAACCTCCTAAAATATCTTGAATAGTATGTGAGGTTTTACCCTTATATGGTATTGTAACACATTTGCCCTCACTAGTTCTATAATCAGCAACTCCACCACTGTGTTTATCCATAGCCCGTTTGCTGCTCATACCATAAAACTGTAATGATTCTTTTTCTTTACCCTTATTATATGTCCAATCTCCTTCACAGCAATCTGTTCCTGCCAACATTCCTCCAAGCATAACAAAGTCTGCATTACCACAAAAAGCCTTACATACATCTGCGGGAGTTGTACAGCCTCCATCACTACAAACATGACCACCTACGCTGTGAGCAGCATCAGCACATTCTATAATAGCAGAAAGTTGAGGGTATCCTATGCCAGTTTTTAATCTAGTGGTACAAACACTTCCTGACCCTATACCTATCTTGACTATATCTACTCCACCATGAAAAATTAATTCTTCTGTCATTTCAGGAGTAACAACATTGCCTGCCATAATAATAATATCAGGATACCATTCCCTAATTTTTTTGATTGTAGATACAAATTTTTCGTTATATCCGTTAGCTACATCAATACATAAATTAGGTTTCTTTTGTAGATTATCGTATACAGTACTTAGTTTTTCTATATCTGATTCAGATATACCCATAGAATAAAAAGCATACTGTCTGGGAAATTCAAAATGATCTCGTAGCTTTTTGGATTTATAATGTTTGTGTAAACAAGTTATGCAGTCGTAACCTGACAAAACTTTGTTCATGCTAATAGAACCTGTCGTGTCCATATTTGCTGCCATAATAGGAACACAATTTAATTCTCTATTAGAATGAGGAAATTTAAATACTCTGTTTAATTCTACCTGTGATCTACTGGATATATTAGATCTTTTAGGTCTGATTAAAACATCACTAAAATCTAATTTTGTGTCTTCAGATATTTTCACAACTGAACCCCAACATACATAACCATAGATGGGTTTGCAAACATATTGAAGTCATTGTTGTTCTTTACAAGAATATCAGCATGAAAAGTTACATGCTCACAATTAGATCCATTATACCTACCTGATAAATATTTGTCAGCTTTATATATACAGCAACCCCCAAAGGCACTATTAACTTTAATCGGTGGAGAACCAGGAAGGGGTAGCCACCATTGGAACCAATACATAAGTCCTCTTGACTGAACATCTGCCCAATGGTTAAGTCTAAACGCCCAAGAGTCGTACCCTGTCAATAATATATCTTTAGACTTATATCCTTCAGTAAAATCTACACGTTTAAACAAAAAAGAGAATCCTGCAATAGCATCTACTTTGTTATTAGAAGCCAACCAGCCCATACTGTTTAATATGCCATCAACTGATAAATCCATAAAGTCTGTATCAATTACAATAACATAATCAACTTTATCTTGTAGAGATTTTACATAGTCCTGACATTTATTTCTGGCATGAGCCATATTTTCTGTTCTAACTGTGGACATAGATAAAGGTAAATACGGAGCACCTCTTTCTTCAGACTCTATTGTTGCATTGTCTTTGCCTTCTGCCCATTGGTTTAAAACCTCTACAGTATTATCTTCTGAATCGTTTTCATATGTATAGAAATATACCTTTTTAAATAAGGGCTCTACATTGTCTGAAAGCATTTTTAGATTTCTACTCAAAGCATCTGCTGAATTTCTAGATATACTAACAATAGCGACAGTACTATCGTTCGCTAGCTTTTTACCAGATTCAATCATACTTAAATACTGAGCATGAAATTCAGTAAGAATATTGTCAATGTGCATCTTTTCAAAAAAAGCCTCGGCACTTTTTTCTTTCGTCAACTTGTGAGCTTGATCTAAATCTCTGAGTTTCTGTTTATCGGTTATAAAATCAGACATAATTAAAAAAGCACCATCTTTCCGTAAGCTCTAAAGACATATTGTTATTTATATCTGTCAGATATTCTTGTACCTCTGACCATTCACTGAAAATCATATTGTGAGGAATTGTACCAAATAACCAATCAGGAGTTTTGTTCTTACCTTGAGCGACATGTATAATAATAGGCTTCTTTTGTCTATTAGCCCAAAAGATTTCTTCCAGAGTTCCGCATGGATGAGTATCAATATCTAAATTTACTATTAAAAAATCACTGACATCTACCATTCTTAGGTCTACACTTCTGATGCCTCTCATTAACTCTGAAAGTTCATCATACTTTCCTGCTTTCTTTAGCTCTCTTTTGTGCCTAACAACAGAATCGTCTTCTACACCTAAATTAGTGGGTTTTTTAAGAGGATTAAAAACTTCTACACCTAAAGATTCCAAGAAAGGTGTGACGAAATCTCTCCACTGACTACCTCTGTCCGGTACTCTGTCTATAGCACCAGCCAAATAACATCTTTGCTTATAAAGTCTTTTCATCACTAGTCCATATACAGAAAAACTATATTGTCTTTAGATGGCTCTGCGGCTGGCAGCTTGCCATCTCTTGTCATCTTAATATTATTCCTACCCTGTTGTATTCCACACCAAGAGCAATACAAAACAACCAATATAAAACTTATTTCAAACATTTGTTGGCTCATAAATAAAACACGAGAAATCTCTTGCCCAGATATCATTAATTAAATTACCGATAGTCTTCCAATCCCCTCCTGCAAATCCCGTTCCGAATTTTGGTGCATGGATTTGTATTTTCTTATCTGTGTTATTAGCTAAAATTTTTGCTTGCGTTCTAATTTGTAGCATACAGGCAGCTAATGCTCCATAATCTAACATCCTATTATACTTACTTCCGCTGTGTTTGCAATACATATTTGCACAAATAATTTGATTTTTATTCTTATTGATACTCACTGGTATGCATTGAATATTTCCTAACTTATTCTTTGTAGAAATATCTATATTATCTTTTACTATAGGGAATTTTTTATATAAAATATTAGAAAATTTAGAGTTGTTCTTTGTTGTAACACCTATAGCATTTGGTATAATTACCGTAATATCATTAGTGTTATTTACATTTTGTTCAATAACATAAAATATATCTTTTTTAGACATAAAATACTTATTTTCACTGTGTCTTAACTTCATCTTACCACTTTCCTAACGGACATTTCTGATCTTGCCACGCCAGCTTATTCATAAATTCTTTTTTCTTAGATATGTTACATCCACACTCAGAGCATTCCATAATGGGTAAATTTTTAGTGTCAAAAGAATCACAATCGTAACATATCTCAAACCTAGTATTGATAGTAAACTGGCTGGCTTTAGGCATACCTTTTGTAGTATGCTTAAATAGAGACACAGCAAAGTTTTTTATCTTTTTAAATATTGTCATTTGTAATATTGCTGCCACTCTTCCCACAATTCATCTTGCTGTATATCTATCTTCCTATGTCTAAAATCATGCTTTTGATGTCTAATATTTTTAGACTCAATAACATCTATATTCTTCTTCTTGATTCTGACAACCTCTTGTTTTCTTACATTCTTATTTTCTTCGATTTCTTTCATTTCATCCCTCAGTACTTTATTCTATATCCTTCAGCACCAAAAGTCAAGTTCAGTTTAAAATTTATTTGCTTGACAATCGTATGTCTGAGTCTTATATATTATGCAGGTGGTGAGGTTTAATAGGGTATAGGATTCCATAGCCCTCATATTTCTTTTGTCCTGAATACATTGGATTGGTTAAACTTTTGCAAGTTTGTTTAAAGGCATCAACTAACTCAAATCTATTCAATCTTCTGCCTGCACAAGACATAGCCAAGGCTGCACAACCAACTGCGAATGGATTACTCATACTTGTACCACTTAGTTTAGCGTATCTGTTATTAGGAACACAACTAAGTATGTCTTTTCCGGGTGCTAAAAAGTCTAAAGTATTACCGCTGCAACTAAAGTTAGTTCTTTTAAAATCTATATCTATAGCTGCTATACTTATTGTAGATGAATATTTAGCAGGATACATAATGTCTGTTGCTGGGCCACTATTTCCTGCTGCACAGAATATAACACAGCCTTTAGAAGAAGCATAACTTACTGCTCTCTCTAAGTATAAAGAATTTACAGGACTACCTAAACTCATTGTAATTATATCGGCTCCATTATCAGCAGCCCAAATTAATCCTTTACATATACCCTTGAGGCTACCGGAACCATCATCACCCAATCCTTTTATGGGCATAATTTTAGCTTTTGGTGCTACCCCTACCATGCCTAAATTGTTGTCACTTGCTGCTATTGTACCGGCTACATGAGTACCATGACAGTTGCGGTCTATAGGTGCTTGTCCTTCTTCTATAAAGTTATAGCCGTCTATTAAATTTCTTTTTAAATCATCGTGGTTAAGATCACATCCGGTGTCAATGACAGCAATCTTGACACCTTCTCCCATACTATATTTCCAATATTTTTGTATTTCAAATTTCTGAATTTCCCAACCATAAAATTGACCTGTCTTTGAGTCTAGACCGAAAACATCTTCTCTAATATATGGAAATAATTTAACTTTTCGCATCTTTTATAATCTCTTCTAAAAGTTTTTGTGTTTTAGTTATCCATTCAGCATAATCACTTATTCTTGTACTACACCCAACATCACCAAAATCAGAATCACTTTTACCATCAGTTGCATATACATAAGAATTTATGCCTGCAATTTTTTTATCTATAAATAAACCACCACCACTATCTCCTGGTGATATTAAAAACTCTAATGTTGTTTTGGGTTCTGTATGAACAGAATATGTTAAACAATTATCATTAATAGCATCGATAACATTAGACCCTGCTCGTCTTTTGTTGTCAAAAGTACCTGTAGTATAGCCACTATTAAAGTCACCATGATAACCATATCCAGCTAGTCCACAAACTTTACCTTTTTCATTAGTATCAGTATAGAGTTCTGGATAATAATCTAACTTTAAAGGTCTTTGTAATCTAGCTATAGCGATATCGTTTTTACCCATAACTTTACTATCGTAATCAATATGAACTGCCACTATTGAACAGGGATATGCTTTACCCTCATATAAAACGTGTTGGCTGATAGAGCCTGTGACTACATGAGCAGCGGTTAATATGTAATATTCATTTATAACTACACAGGAGGCTCTGAATTGAGTGTTTAGCTTATCTCCTAGAATACCAACAATAGGTAATACACACTCATATTTTTCGCCATATTCTACATATTTTGAGTCTGGTGTTGCTGGGTCAATAGTTCCGCAATAAGCCTGAATAGGCATCAGCAATAACAGAGCCAAGACAAGGTATTTCATACAATACCCCTTTCATTTAAAGGGTTTTCTCTTTACCTTATGATAATACACCTTAGAATCTTCTATTACATTTACATTCCAACTTTTATAATTCATAAGATGACCAAAAAGAAAATGGCAATATTTATCGCATAATGTGATAAGATTATCTGGATCAAGTTCTTTTGACGGGTCTAAATGTACCGGAACTATGTGATGTACTTCAGGCTTTTTACATGAACCACATGCTTGGCAACAAGGTTGCTTTGCTATATGTTGCTTTCTAAGTGCTGACCAGCCGGGACTCCTGACAGCATATCTGACTTCTTTTTTAAACGGCCACATTTTACCAACCTAATGCTTGAGATATAATTGGGAATTGCTCCACAAAAATATCTTTACACCGATTGGCTATATCCATGTGTTCTTTTTGGGTTCCGTTTGCTGTTCTAAGTTGCATGTAATGCATCCACGACCTCACACTACCACTCATATATAAACGGGTGGGGGTAGCTAAGGGTAAAACAAAACGAGCGCATTCTTTGGCTACTCCATCTCTTAGCATATCGTCATATATAGCTTTAGATTTTGCAAAATGTTGTCTCATCAAAGTATTATATTTAATAATTAATTCTTGAGGTAGATCGTCAATACTATTCTGTCTATTTTTATTATCTTGTGTTCTTAGTTTAGGTATAGGAATTTCTTCTGTTAAATAACTAGCATCCGCATACCTCTGACTAAACTCTTGGAAAGTAAAACTCCTATGTCTTAATACTTGTGCAGCGATACCTCTGCTAGTATTAATCTCAAGAGTCATAAATGCCATTTCAAATATAGACCAGTGTTGATGATCTATACAATACTTTAGTAATTTAGAAATATTCTCATTGTCTTGATTATTAGGATTGGACACTCTTGCACAATATGCTATATTCTTTTCTGCATCTGGAGTGACACTGACTAGCTTAACTGTTTGATTCATTATTGCCTTTCCACCATTTAACTATTCTTTCCCATACAGGTTTAAAAAACCACAGAGCAATATACGCGACAACTGCTTCTATAGCTTTCCCAAATACTGTAGTCATTGTTATTGACTGTTTTTTAATTGGTTTGTCTTTACCATGCTGATCGTTCATATTCAATTTCTTTCTGTAACTGCTCTTGAGCATATCTTTTTTGATGTTCTATATGCTTGTTATCAGTTATATCATTGTAAATGTTCATAGCTATTTTACTCAAGCTATTTGTAGTACCATGTCTTGCAGGATCATCTAGTAATTTCCACTCATAATTATAAGGATTAGCTTCATCACCAGATTTCTCTCTGTCAATTTTATAACCCTTATCCTTAGCCCATTTTTTTATATTAGTCCAATTCATTTTTTATAACTCCTAGTTTCAGGATCATACTCTCGCATATCCTTATCATATCTTTTCCATGCTTCCATGTGTTTAACCGCAATCATTTGCTTTTCTTGTCTCATTTGTTGCAGCATTTGATGTTCTATTAATTTATAAAGATCATCTATATGTCCTCTAACCTCATGGCAATTACCTATACCGTCAAGAACTTGAGATATGTGTTGCCTAACTTCCGGCTGAAAACAAGAATACTTTAAAGGCAGCTTGTCCTTCTTGCTCATCTGTTTATATTCGTCAGGTTGTTTGGAGGTCATTCTTTAATCTTTCATAAGACTCTAAGGCATCCTGCAAGCATGTTATGAGTTTAAACAATTCCATGCTTTGTGTATTAGTAATATCTTCAATAGTATCAAATTGATCTAACATATGTTTAATAATATTATTATAGCCTACTTGACTTGCAAAATCTTTAATCTGATTCTTAACATTAAGGTATTCCAATTCTTTTCTATCATTATCGGATAATTTAGACATGAACCTTCTTTCCTTTATATAAATAACCACCATTAGATTGGCACACTTCTAGTATCTTGTTAAAATCTCTTTCCAAATTGTATCTAGCATCTTTAGCTGGAGCATTCCAAGTTGCTGCTTTGTAAATATCCAGCGTATCATTTTCAAGAAATGCGTGAACACTATCACTACCGCTGGTGGTTTTAATAATCTTAGTGTACTTCTTATTAATCTTAAACCAGAAGTATGTAGTCTTTTGCTCTTTAGACCATTTCCCATGCTCTTTAGCAAACGCCTTATGCTCTAATACTTCGCACCATTCTTCTACAAAATTTAAATACTCATGAATCATAATACTATACACCGTTTACCTTTCCTAATACTCTACCTCTTTGTGTTCTTCTAACGTAACCTTTTCTTATCATATATGGCTCAATACTATTCTCAATAGTTTCCATAGCGATACCTGTAAGACTTGACATAGCTTTTAGACCAAGAGGATTACCTCTGTTTGACTGTAAAACATTTAAATATTTCTTATCATTTTCATCAAAGCCGTGTTCGTCAATACCCTGCATACCATATATCTTTTCTAGATTTTTTTCTTGAGGATAAAAAGATGTATAGCTTTTATACCATTGAAGTCTAGCATTTAAAATTCTAGGAGTACCTTTGCTTCTCTGAGCAATATCCAATAAGTCTTGATCAGATATGTCAATATTCATATTATCACAATTCGACCTTGCTAGTTTTGCTAGGACATCTGGAGTATAAAAAGAAAGATGTTCTTTAATTGTAAAACGATCATAGAAAGGTTGGCTTAAACTGCCGCCACTTGTTGTAGCACCTACCATTGTAAAACTGGGAATGTCAATAGTTTCTGGATCGCCTTCAATCACTAAATCCATTTTAAAATCTTCCATTACAGGATACAAAAACTCTTCTACTAATTTAGGCAGTCTGTGGATTTCGTCAATAAACAATACTGAATTTAATGTCATGGTCATAAGATATGGCAAAATACCTTTTATGTTCCTGACATTTGCGGCATTGACTGTATACATATTGACACCTAACTCTGACGCAATCGCACTTGCTATGGTGGTCTTGCCGAGGCCGGGAGGCCCGTCTATTAAAACATGAGGCATTGAAGTCTGCGGATTTTTACAACCACATACAGAAATCTTTAGGCGTTCTACTACAGCATCTTGACCAATAATATCATCAAACTTCTGTGGTCTTAGATTCATCTATCGCTCCAAAATCAAAAACAATCTTCTTAACCAATTCAGACACGCTATCTGTATTATACTTGATGTGAGTCTTTTCTGCAAGAGTCCTCGCCTCTTCTTTTTCAAATCCGTAAGAAACTAATGTAATGGCGCATCTTTGGATTATGTCTAAACTACTATCGTCTTTTTTAGGTTGTGTCTTAACCTTTTTTGTTTTCTTTGTTTTATTGTCCTTAACAAATTTAAAGTTTATACTATCTATTCTTTTAGGCATAATAATAACGTCACAAGAATAGCAAACTATTTTATATTTAGGGGTCTGGTTTTCTTTCAGACTAATCCAATGCTCTGAACCACAATCATGACAAATATATTTTAAATGAATATCTGCCTCTTTTGGCTTGTCATTTTTTTGAGTTTTTATCATTGGTCTTTTACCCAAAATACAAAGTCATTTTTATCATTATCAAATGCAGATTCCACTAAACCTTTAGCAACTAAGCCCTTAACGATATTGGATACCATTCTGCGATTCATTTGAATAAGTATTTCATCGTAGTCGTCTTCTTTTATTTTATAATAAAGATCATCTTTACTAAGAACCCTAACAAGGAATGGCTTAAAGATTGCTCTGCATTCTCCAAAAGGTAATAAAGATTCTATCTCTTTTTCGTCTTCTTGGTCTGTAGAAGCATCAACCTTTTGCAAGAACTCTGTATCCGTTAAATCATCATTATCTTCATCAAAGTTGTGATAAATAATCTTTCTGCTAAATTTGATTAACTTATCTACATTGACTACTTCTAACCATCCGTCTTCTTTCATAATAAACCTCAGTTTAATATACTGTGCAAGTCTTTATAATAACTTGGCTGTTTTAAATAGTGTGCTGCGTTTGATGATATATGTGCTTTCCACATTGCATTGATTTTATCGCAAACAAAATATTCTTTCTTCCAGATAGCTTCCTCGTAATGATTGCTCCCCAGATACATAAAGTATGTTTGCTTTGATGTATCTTGGGGAGTCGAATCACTCACAGGAAATTTTTTAGGTTTAACGACCCAAGTATTTTCGTCTTCTTGTATAATATCTTCTATAGCTTTTTTAAGCCATTTCTCCCAAGCCTTCATGTCAAACTTATAGTCCCATCCATAGCTTTCGTCAGGATAGTAATTATATTCGTCGTCATCATAATCGTCATGTTCAGGGTCTTGCATTTTTTACCTCAAGGGCCACGGGACAGGAGACAGTTGCCCCGTGACCCCACTCCATTAATAGTCAGTAAACCGATCAATCAAATCATCCATAGGATCGTTGTCGTCGTCATCTTCAAACTGATCCCAGTAATCATCATCATACTCATCATACACTGTTGAGGCTTCATCTTCATCAACATAAGAGTCTGCCTCAAATTCAGCCTTATAAAGAGGCTTTGGCAACTCACCCTGATAAAGACCAACTACTTCATATTTGCAAGTACGAAGTTTTTCACAGTTGCAATCACTAGGGACACTGACAACATCTTCAGGATTGATTTTAACAATCACAATATTATCACCAGCATCAACGCTGCCATAATTTGCAACATAGTTCAATGCTCCAGCATGAAGTCCAGCAGAACATCCGGCCTTACGATTGTCGTCCACTTTTGCTCTACGCATAGTGCAGACCTGACCAACTCTATTGTCAAATGTTCCTCTCCACTTATCCTTGAAGTCGCTACGGACTGCTTTATATGCAAGGAAACATCCGTCCTCAGTCACAGGCAGGTTCTCATGCTCCAAGAAATCATACAGTTCTTGCTGACTCTGCATACTTGGGTTTTGCATAAGGTTCTCTAAGAAATTTACAAGAGGCTGAAAAGGCAAGCCTTTACTCATAAATTCTATAATTCTCTTACTGATACTCCCATGAACTTCTTCTCCCTCAAACATTACTTTACCATTTACGATTGATACTTGTCCTTGACTAAAAGTAGCAATAGCTTTCTCAATATCTACCAGTTCTAGCAACTCATCTTCTGTTGCTGTTGGTAGTGCTTCCAGAATCAACTTGTAATTAGTATGATCTGGAATTACTTGGTGAGCCTTGTTTTTTAAGATCACCGTTAAGTTACCGTCAACCCACATAAAAGGAACGCTCATTGTCAATCTCCTGTGAAATAAAACCTAAACCAAATTTCCTACTGCTGTTCTCAGTTCGCTGAGTTCAACATTGTCAAACCATTTGTCTCGACCATAGTAACCATTATTGTGAATATCTGTCGGAGCAGCATTTTTGATCTTCTCAATATCCAACTCATCGTTACCACTAACAATATACTTTAGTATCGGTGAACTGTCAATAGCACCTTTAAGAATTTCTCTAAGATCACTCATTTTAGGCAGGGTCTTGATAATTGCCTGACTATGTGATTTCTTACCAGATGGCA